TTATAACAACATAGCCAACATTATAATGATTCACACCCAAAAAGTCCAATTTTCCAATCCACGATTTATGTTCTCGAGTTTTCATAGTACCGAGCCCAAACATTTCTATTCCAAATTTTAAAATTCCTATGTAAAATGCATCTAATATACAATAGTTATAATTCTCAATAATTTGGTCCTCGATATTTGACTTTATTAAATCATAATGATATTGCTTTTCAAAATCTACCATATTTTTTGATATACTTACTTTTGCTGTATGATTATATTTCTTTATAATATCATATGCACTACAATGTGCATCGATTATATTTTCAATAGCAAAATACATGTTTTCAAAATCGCTTTTTTTTCCTGGAGGACGAGTTCCCCGAAGATATCCATGCACGCACTCTAACATTGGCTCATTAAATGTTATCCAGTAGCGTACATATGTGCCAAATTCTTTGCAAACTGTTTCTACATATCGCGTAAAATGATGAATGAACACTTTGCTATGAAGTCCTCCAAAATTGGAATCAAACCACTTCGGTCTAGTAAAATGATGGAGTGTGATAATTGGCTTAATATTGTTCTTCAAACAATAGCGAATCATTTTTTTATAAATTCTAAGGGCTTTTTCATCAATTTGGTCTTCATCTAAATATATTCTGCTCCATTCTAATGAAAAACGATATGCATTGCAGCCAAGCTCTTTTACTAAATCAATGTCAGCCTTATATTCTTCAAATGAATTGCATGCTACCCCAGATTTTTCTAGATTCCTTTTAATTTCCCAATCCCACCAATTATTCAAATTATTATTACCTTCATTTTGATGTGATGCAGTTGCTACTCCAAATAAAAATTTATTATTCATAATTTATTATCAATAATTTATTATCAATAATATTTCCCCCCCCAATTGGCATTATACTTTATCTTTGGGAGCTTTGGCGGTTTCCCTATAAAAAATAGAGTGTAATAATCAGCTCAATTTTATATAATGGTGGGAATTATGATAAGATTTAGAAACTTTTCATCAAAATCAGAAAAATTCCGACTCATTGTTTCTACAATATGAATATTACATCTGGGTCTATAAGAGAAATTAAGAGTGGTTTAGAGTAAGAATTACTCAGCAACTTTATAATAAAAAAATTTTATTTTATAAAATATATGGTGAAATACTTTGTTTCAAAAATGGGATATTTTTATAAAATAGTTAATGATAAAAAAATTAGAATTTCAAAAGAACAATATTTAAAAAAAAATAAAAATTTAAAAGGAGGTGCTCCAAAAACTAATATTTCAGTAATTTTTGTTGGAGCAGCAGAATTAAAAAAAAGTAATGGTTTTCGTAATAATAAATCTGGACAAATTCCAAATTTAATGGAATATATTAGAATAAATCCAGAGAATACTCTTATAGCAGTCGATCCTGAACATGGAAATAATGAAATACCTCATTTAATTAGTAGGTCTGGTATTCCGGTTTCAATAATGACAAACCCAAATGACGTTAATCCAGGATGTCTTAATATTTCAGGTATGGATTCACGAACATTTTTTCACAGTTTTATACCTGAAGAATCAACTTATTATGTTGTTTTTGCATTTTATGGAGGAATCGATAAAGAAATGCCTTCATTTGAAGTAGCACAATCAATTGGAATAGAAAATCCATTTTTTTATGATATAAGAAATGCTCTTTGTTTAGGAATGTCATGTTTCAATATTCCACCAGACATTACTAATTTTTTAATAAATTATGGATTTCATTTAGAGAAGCCAGTTGCTATACCAGAAATTGACCAATCACTTGAAAATGCTTTTTATGCGATTCATTTTGGATTGCGTATTTTATATAAAATAGAAAAAAGAGAAAATGGTATTTCAAGACCAGAAGAACAAATAAATTATATAAAAGAATTATTAAAGAAAATAAAAATAAATAGTGTTGAAGATGCATGTAGATATTATGAACATCTTAAACAAATATATGGTGATGTAAGAGATGTAGATGAAGGAATGATAAAATATTCGATTGAAGAAAAATATAAGAGGATGAACCTTCATCAATTTTTTAGAAATCGTTAAAATTAAAAAAAAATCCGCCATAAATTTCTTAACTTTTTTTCTACACTTTCTTAAGATTTTATTTCCCCCATTGGCAAATAAAAAATTTGCTCGCGATTGGTGTTATGTTTTTGCCAAATTTTTTCGTGAAATCAATAAATTTTTTATAAGCTCGCTTAGCTTTGTTAACAACTGGTGGTTTTGTTATCATCACTGCTTGCTCATATAAAATACAAAAATATCGATGTTCTCCGCTTCCTTTTGGTGGCGTTGGTGGATAATAAGGTAATAAAACTGTCCCTTTCTGGACTTTATCTCCAGGAATATTATAAATGCACTGGTGAATATGGGGACCAGTTGGGGCATCTGGATCAACAATTATAAACGTATAATATTTATCAATTTTCTTTTTATTTGAGAATATCTCACTATAATGAATTTTTGGTTCACTTTGTACAGAAAATAGTGATATATGTTCGCCATCTTGAATATTATTATTTCCAAACATAACATACAAAAAATTTGACCAATTCATGAATCTTTAAGAGATTTTTTTCTAGGAGTCGCAACTGGCTTTTTTGCCGCAGTGACGACTCTCTTTTTCTCAGCTTTTATTTTCGCCAATCTTTGCATGACTTTTTCATCTACATTCAATATTTCATCACGAAAATCTTGGAGTTCCTCTTTTTTATCTTCGACTTTCTTTTTAATCGTCTCGATTCCAATAGGCTCCAATTTTTTCTTAATTGGTTTGAGTGCCATGAATTCATTAGCTAAATCATCTTTACCCCTCTTCGTGAAAAAGTTAGTGATTAATTGTGTCCTACTCAATTTATTTTCATAGGTTTGCACAATTTCTCCAATTAGTAATTTTTCGGCTTCCGCCTCTCGAAGGGCAATTCGTTTGTCCTCAATTTCTTTCTCGTTTTTACCTTTATCTTTCATTTTCTCCAGTATTTTCTCATCCATCCAATTTGCCCTATAGCCATCTAATTGCTCCAATTCAAGAGCAAATAATTGAACACAAGGTGTCTTGATTTGATGTTCTAAATAATACATAAAATCGGGCTTACATTTTTCAGGGTTTTCTTTGATATATTGTGGATGTTCCACCTTATCACCTTGCAAAACTTTCTCACCTTTCTTCACGTCTTTCTGAATAAAAACGAAGGGGATTCGGTCATTCGATTGAGGCTTATTACCAGGGTCCCTTTGCGCCATTCTGTCAGCCAATGCAGCATGAGCAATGCTCGCCCGATTGGCGTATTCAGCACGCAGAGTTTTTGTAATAACCAAGTCCGACATATCCGCGGAACCCGTCAATAATTCATTGACTTTGTCCTTGAAAAAGCGCTCGGCTTTCTTAATATCTCGGTCGTTCAAAATAATTTTAATAATGCCGCCGTAAATAATTTTAGTAAGCTGACAATTATCGCGCCTCTTGAGCACGATTCCCATACTATTCTCTTTGAATTTATGGGGGTCATGCTCATATTTATTGGCGACATAGCGCTTCTTCGCCAATTGAATAAAGGGATAAAATGTTTTCTCATACTCCAGCTCCTGAGGTTTCTTCAATAAATCAGTAATATAATTGCCACATTCAATTCCTAATTCAATTGACTTTTTAAGCGCATCTACGCCTTCTAAGCGCAAACCCAGCTCATTCTCCCAATACTTATGGAAAGATAAGAAGACACTGTCCGTGTTTTTCACAACAATAGAGCCAACGCCGGAATTAAATAATCCGACAGATGTTTCAATATCATAAACGAAAATCTCATGTGAGCATAGCCCCAAATCAATTATATTTTTGATAATGTTAGGTTTTTCTACTGAAAATCCTTTTCTTATGTAGTAGAAATTCGGGTCATCAGTAGATAACCCCACCGATAATTCTGAACATCCAATACTTTTAGCAATATAGAATACACCTTGTGCAGCTATTTTACCCCAAACTTTTATCTCAAAGTTCTCAAGATTATACTTGCACAAAACTTTTAAAAAAGTTTTTCTTATTTCAAAACGTGAATTCAAAATAGATTCTGGAATAGGAGACGAATGATCCCAATTAATTGGAATCAACACTCTTTTTTCTTTCTCAGGAAAATCCACTGGAAATCCGTGCATAAGCGCGGTTTCTCCAACGGTACATTCTCCTGCTTTGATAATTGTACCATTTTCATTTATCAATGAATGGTCCTCTGTTACATCAACACAACCCTGATGAGTATTCACTCTGTAAATTCTCTTTTGGGTTTTATGTCTGATGACTCGATGAATTGTAGCCCATTTATCTTTCACCCAAATTTCCAAATCACAGGGAGCCTGTTGTTTTTCTCTTCGGTTAGATTCACCAGCCTTAAATCCATCGTAGGCGGACCATTCCTGGGATAATTGTTCAATTGTTTTGATTACAACCTTTCCATTCCTGTCGCGTAATATTAGGGGTGTATCCCCAGTCACTGAATCACCATAAACGGCAACAGCCCCGGGATATTTTGTTTCAGCACTGTCTTTCGCAATTTGTAGCATTTTGCGCCCAGTTGCGGTAGTACTGCTCGCCAATTCCTTGAAATAAATGGGCGACGTTGGCGCACCAACTTGTCCATATAAGGAATTTGCCGTAATTTTGTAGGCTAATTGTAAGCCATCCAGCACTTTCTGCTGGAATTCATTGTATTTGTCCTCATATTTGACTACATCTTTTTTCAACAATTTTATGGCTTTCTGTTTGTATTCCGCAATATGGTAATATTCCGGGTCTTCATCTGGCTTTTTCAGGAAATCACCGTCAATCTGTCGTCCATCTTTCATGTGAAAGATTTTGTAGAACGCTGATGCTCGGGTGACCCTTCTTGCCCATAGCAAATCCTGTAGAATTCGCGGGATAACAGATTTGGTTTCGCCTTTGTCCACGAAACAACATAGCGTTTTGCCAAGAATTTTCTTCCCAGCCGCCGTTTTTTCGTATTCATATCCGGTTTCGTCCAATTTCTTGGTCAAATCCTCATAATATCCCTCGTAATTGACGGATTCAATGTAGTTGGTCTTATACCCCATTTCTTTGAAGTATCTGTCCAATTTTTTAGTTGAGCTTGGGTCGTCATTCGCTCTGTATTCGGGCAAACTATACCACCCAGGCTTCTCATTTTGCATATTCACGATATTCCCACTGTTATCATATACTTTGTAGAATACAATACTGTCATGACTAATATTTTCACTAATCATACTACTGGGATAAAGTGATGCATAGTCCAGAACACTAATTGGTGTCATATAAACACCAGGTGTCGCCACTAAAACGACGGCACCTTCATATCCTTTGTCTTCATCTTTTCCTTTTCTCTGAAGTTTCAGCAAAAATCCTTCCAAGCGCGCCTGACGGGCAACCAAGGAATAAATTTTCACGCCTTGACCACGCAAGAATAGCCAATAAAGTGGCACATGGCAAACATTGCCCATACCAACATTATTTGTAAGGATTTCCAATTTATTGGTCAGTCGATTACAAAGCTCACAATCTTGTATGCAATATACGGCAATATCTTTGATATTTTGGGCGCCACCTGCCCTAAATTTGGCAAATAATTCTTTCGGACCAAGGTCAACCTTGTTGGAGCCCAGGAAATGTTCTGCAACGAAATCCAATTTGTACATATCTAGTTTGTAGTCACGTTGAACGACTTTCATAATGTCAAATTGAATGCGCCCCTCCATTTCCAATATATAGAAGAAGTTTTGCCCAAGGGCACTACTCTGTAGGCTTTTTTCAACTAAGTCTGAGGTTTTTTCTTTGTTCCGCCCAAGTTGGCAGAATGCATCCTGGATACCCAATAATTGTGAGCGTTCAAACATGTATTTCATATCAAACCCCCAAATATTGTATCCAGTGATAATGTCGGGGTCCAGGCGTTGCATAAAATTTGTCCATGCCAATAGGACCTCTTCTTCGGTTTCATAGGATTCCACCATTGCGCCCTCAATTTCGTCGGATTTCCCCAATGTAATAATATGGCGCAAGAAGCAATCCTTTTTCCCGTGATAGTGGCAAGTTGTTCCAATCTGAATAATGCAGTCATTCGGGCGGTCCGGCTTTGGAAAGCTTCCGTCTTCACTGACGCATTCAATATCAAAACTGGCAACAACCATGGGTCCAATATCAGGGATATTAACTGGCTCAATTGTGCGCCAATTTGTGTGAAATTCGTATTGAGTACGGTATTCTCTACCTGTTTTTGGAATCACTTTGTATTTTTCGGCGGGAAGTTTTATCCAGCCCACCGGCAATACATTTTGAATGTGACAAAGCCGCAATAAAGGGTCAATATTACTTTCGTATAATTGATAATAAAGTGGCTTTGCATGAATTGTGCCAACTTTCAGAGGTTCCTGGAAAAGCCGAGAATAGGAACGCATGGCTCCAATACTGCGGAATCGAAACCTAATAAACTGAATAGGCTTATCATTTGTAAATCCATAGAATTCCTTGCGCTCGAGAATTTCTTTTGCAACAATGGAATCCTTGTAATCGACTGTTTTCGACCACACCTTGAATTTTATTTCGGAGTGCAGTGAATTCAGCATTTTTTTCGTAAATTTTCCCTGTAATTCATATGGGACTCTAATATAGAAATAAGGCTCGTAATCTTCTAGAACAACGGCGACACTCTCGGAATGCTGCGTTATTCCATAGACTACGACTTTATATTTTCCATCTTCTTGCAATTTGTCCGGTTGGCTGTCATCATCATTGTCAAATTCATCTGAAATAACGTCTTCGCCAATCCATTCAACTGCCTGAAATACGAAATCCTGTTTATTTGAATATTTTTTCGGTTTATCTCTGAAAATTTCCATGTTAATTTACTGTTTTATTAACTTATAAATGACTTAATTTTAAATTCAATTTTTTAGGTAGGATGTATTTTAATAATGCATAAGCCATCTTTATATCAATATCTATCTAACAAAAAAATTGAAAGTAATTTTTTAATTATTTTTTCATATTTGTTAAGAAATATATATAAATTATGAGTTTTGGTAAATGCTTTATATGCAATACTCCATGCACTAAAGAAAAATCCTTGTATATCATGTTATGTGATTGTCCTCATGGCGCACTTGTTTGTTCAAGATGTAATAGCATGTCTGGTCAGAGGACATATATTGGTTCCAAAGTTTGTAGACATTGTTCCAACAAAAATAAAGGTTCTTGTAATCATGCACAACCATTATTATGTCGTATATGTAGAGTAAGTGGACACATTGTCCATGGTTCCATTCATTTTTCTCGTATGGTTCAGAATTGGTTTTATTTGCAAGAAAATAAGAAACTTTTTTGCAGAAATTTAGCTCTTGCAAAGATTGCAAAAGATTGGAGTATGTTTTCCAAGTTTTACTACAGATGTTTTTGCATCACACATGAATTTACTTTGTGGACTCAAGAGAAAAAACAAGCTTTTTTTCAGCTGTGGTTTTTATCACAAATGAATTATCCAGTTGGTCCATACATGATGATGAGAATTTGCTCAAATCTTTGGGAAAATTACCCTCATTCTCCATTGTACATTTCCAGAGAATTTAGCTGGGGATTTCGTTTATTCCCTTGGGTGAGGAAACTTATTTCCAAAATTGCTGTGTCTAGTCCTACACAATATGATACCAGAAAATTGTTCAGACAAAGTTATTTGTATAGATATGCTAATATCGGGCAGATAATGATGACATTTATCATTCGATATCTAATGGCACAAAATGCTGAAATCTTTGCATTAACATTTTGAGCAAAAGTTGTGTATTTAGTTTATAAAGATTAAAAAGTTTTATAATTTTTGAAAACCACCAGTAAATTTGGATAGTCACTATTGGTTTCTTTTAGACAAAAACCTTCTCAAAATGCTAAGAAAGAATCTTCTTCTGAAGTTGATTTCCTCACCCAATTTGGTGAACTCTTTTTCTTCAGAAAACTTCTTCCCCAACATCTTGACAAATCCATTCTGAAACATGTTCAAAAGATTACGTCGCCGTATGATGAACTGTCTTGTGTCTTGCAAAACATCATACCAACTCCGCATTTGCGAGGCTTGGCGGACAACCGGCCAGAAAATGAATGATGTTCTGAATGTGAAAAATAGGTATTGTTTCATGAATGTCTCATTCACAAAGCTTCTATATCGCTTTTCCAAAGCTTCGATTTGTTCTTGATTTCCGTCTTGTATGATTTTGACGATATTCATCCATAAACCATTATAGAATTTTAAACAAAAAGGACCAAGTAATGGCTTTTCTTCCCACATTTCATTAAATGTTAAACAACTTCGATATTTTTGATTCCAGTGTGGTACATTTTTGGAAAAGTCACCCATATTGCTATCTTTCGAACAAACGCAACAATGTTTTTGGCATTTACTCATAACGCATTTGCTGCAAACTGGAAGCCGACAGCAATCGATCACATAGTAAATCTTATTTTCACTTGACACCACGTAATCAAGTTTTTCATTATTTGTGAGACAGACTGAACAAACAAAATTAAAAAAAGGTAATTTTGGGTCTATATTTCTATTAAAAAGTGCAGATAACATGTTCCTATCTGAAAAATAATACTATTATATTTTAAATTTTTTTTACCATCAATTTTTTACACTATATTTATTACATCAATTGAAAAAAGTTTTATAATTTTTGAAAACCACCAGTAAATTTGGAGAGTCACTATAGGAGTCTTTTCGGCAAAAACCTTTTCAAAATCATAAGAAAGAATCTTCTTCTGAAATTGATTTCCTCACCCAATTTGGTGAACTCCTTTTCTTCAGAAAACTTCTTCCCCAACATCTTGACAAATCCATTCTGAAACATCTTCAAAAGATAACGTCGCCGTATGGTGTATTGTCTTGTGTCTTGCAAGACACTATACCAACTCTGCATTTGCGAGGGTTGGCGGACAACCGGCCAGAATTGGAATGATGCTTTAAATGTGAAAAACATGTATTGATTCTTTAAGGTTTTACGCACAAAGCTTCTATATTGTATTTCCAAAGCTTCGATTTGTTCTCGATTTCCGTCTTGTATGATTTTGACGTATTCGCGCCATGATGAACCATTAAAATATGTAGCACAAAAAGGACCAAGTAATGGTTTTATATTCCACATGTAATTAAACATATAATACTGTTCCCATTTTTTCTTCCAATCCGGTACATTTTTGGAAACGCTACCCATTTTGGTTTCACTCGAACAAACGCAACAATGTTTTTGGTCTTTACTCATAATGCATTTACTGCAAACTAGACTGTGACAGCAACAAGTCACATTGTACCACATTTCGTCCCGTGGCCTCGTGTACTCAAGATTTTGATTTTGTTCGAGACAGGTTGAACAAGTAAAATCTGAAAAATTTGATCCATGAATAATGCTCGCAGTGTCCATGATCCTATCTGAATAATACCTTATATTTTAAATTTTTTTTACCATCAATTTTTTACACTATATTTATTACACCAACTGAAAAAAAGTTTTATAATTTTTGGAGATCACCATTAAATTTGGCTCAAACCATTTAGAAAGGAACACATTGTATCGCAATTATTTTCTTTGTTAAGATCCTCTTCAGAATCCATAATAACATACGAACACGTAGAGTATTTTCTTCATTGACTCTTTCAACTGCGAACTTCATTGCAATGCTCTTCATAAATTGGATTCTAGATTGAGCAATAAATTTTGCACATGGAAAGATTTATGAAATGCTCTGGAAGAAATTGAAATATTCAACTTGCAAAGCTAAAAACCTATCATTGAGCTGAGGGTTGAGAGGCATTGAAGACCACATATAAGTCTCTGACTGATTTCAAATGCAAGTTGTACCATCGGATTGTAACATCCGGATGATTTCTAGCTACCCAGATGAGAAATTCACGCAGTCTAGGCATGGGACTAGAATAATCATCGAAAACATACATACTGCGAAGATAATAGTTCCAATTTTCAAATGTGACGTGTCCATTGGACCCACAATATGTTTCGTTAATTCTCCTCTTGAGAATCCAATAAAAACTTGTACACTCATCCATTGGGCAGAACAGACACGTTTCCCCTTTTGGTTTACTACCTTCTAGTGGATTATAGCAACACGGACCAATTGGAGCTAAGCAGCACGTTGTTAAAGCCACCCTTTTTCCATACCCACCTTGATACTTTGTTTGGTGCTGAGCGGTTCTACACCATTGTGCGCATTTTGCACACCTAAAATGAATTAGAACGATTCTATTGTTCATGATTCTATCTGAAAAATAATACCTTGTATTTTAAATTTTTTTTACCATCAATTTTTTACACTATCTTTATTACACCAACTAAAAAAAGTTTTATAATTTTTGGAGATTATCACTATTTTTTAATCAATCCGAGAGAATCAGCTTGAATTTCAAGAATTCTCCTTGTGTATATCCGCATCAGAATCCAAAACATCATTCGTTTTGAAAGTCTTTGTTCAGTTGAGAACTTTGTTGCAAGCATCCTGATAAAAGGAACCTTTGACCGAGAAATAATTCTTGCCATTGGAAACCGCTTAAATCTTCTCAAGTTTCGGTAAAAATCAGATGAGCATATCCCAAACTGAAACCTAGGAAGGTGAGGATGTGTCATTAGGAGGGTATGGCGGAATAGAAGACATATTCTGTTCTCTTGTGATGCAATTTGGTAATAAAGCAACAAGTCTTCATTCTGGCTATACCACCTTAATATGGGAATCTTCTGCTGTTGTGCTCTTTTTTTTTGCAACCATTTCAGAAAGACAGGAAATTGCGGCATATGTTCTTTCACAAATTCTCCAAATTCAATAAATTTATTCCTGAATGTTCTAAAATAGTTCCAATCATTATCATCTTCATCTAACCCCCGAAGAGGTGAAAAATCCCAACCCCTATCTTTTCTAACCCTCCAAATTTCAACACCATTAGTTCCACATAGTGGACATTGCGTTCTATCACATTTTTGGATTTTTTTTTCGCAATCACAACAGCATAGACCATTGCAGCATGACATAATTGCAATATTGTGCCCCAAATTCAATGTTTTGTCTCTTTCATCGTGTGCTGTGAAGACAGGAGTTCCACAATTAGAACAAATACTTTCTACAGGTTTTTTTAAAAAATTCCGATCAGTTTGCATCTTGACACAATTATATATAAAATATTACATTTATTTTTACCATCAATTTTTTTAGTTGTGAAAATATCTATCAAAATTGTATATTAGTTTTATAATTTTTGAAAACCACCAGTAAATTTGGAGAGTCACTATTTGAATCTGTTAGACAAAACCCTTCGAAATAAATTGTTCTGGATCACCTTTTTGTCAGAAAATTTCTTCCCCAACATCTTGATGATGCCAATATGATAGACCCTTAAAAGCATTTTATACTTTAAGTAATAATCAAAATGTTGCCCTGTTGAGCATTTCATATCACAAAAAAAATCGAGCATTCTTTGTGTTTTAACAAATGGCAAGCAACGGAGTGAGTGAAATGTGTAAAACATCGACTTGCTTTGCAAAACATCGTGTAAAAATCTCCTATATTCATTTGTGAAAACTCTTCTTTGGTCTTGATTGCCATTTTGCTCTATCTCTACGATCTTCCACCATGAACCAAGATATACTTTTGAACAAAAAGGAACCAGCATATATCCCATTCTTCTAATAAGAAGATTCCACGTTTTATATATGTCATAAACCTTCTTCCAATTCGTTCCGACAATGTGCCGATGCGAGTTTTTGCAAAATTCCAATATTTTGTCGGGATTACTCAAACAAACTCTACATCTTTGTAAAACTGACTCTGACTTCGTAGTGCATTTTTCGCAAACTAGGCTGCAACAGCAATCTAATGCCCAATAAACCTGTTTATGTTTGGTGTACTCAAGTACACTTTCTTCTTTGCAGATTAAACAACAAAAATCAAAACTCATAGAGCCATCAATTCTTCTAAGAGCGTCAAGGTACTTATCGCTTTTTTCATATTTTCCTGCTTCTGCTTCTGCCATTTTGGAATAATACCTTTATTTTTTTAAATTTTTTTACCATCAATTTGTATATACTTAGATTGGAAAAATCTAAGTATTTTTATTATTACACCAACTGAAAAAATTTTTATAATTTTTGGAGATTATCACCATTAAATTTGGAAAGTTACCATCGGAGTCTTTTAGTCAAAACTCTCTTGAAAATCATCAGAAAGAAGCGTATTCTGAAGAGAGTTCTGTTTTCGTCAAGGGAAAAATTGCGTGACAACTTCCTCATAAATCCAGTTTGGATTCTCTTCAAAAGAAATTTTCTAGATATTCTAGATATGTTGTTAGGTGCGCACCTAACAACATCAAAAAAGTCCAACATTTGTGGTGTTGTTTTAAAAGGCAAGCAGTTGAGTGTTTGAAAAATGCAAAATAAAGCCTTCCATTGGAGAAAATCCTTCTCGAAGCTAACATATTGCTCCAATAAGCACCTTTTTTGTGATTGGTCTCCATCTTCTTCTATTTCCACTACTCGTTTCCAATTACCATTATGTCTCCTTGCTATAAAAGGAACTAGAAAAGGCTTTTTTTTCTCCATAGATGATAATTTTTCATAAAAAGGATAGCGCTTGTGCCAAGGCATTCCTCCAAGTCCCAAACAAGATTTAAGTTGAATCCCAATTTGGGTATACTTTGAACAAACACTACATTTATGGACACCATCCTGTATAGCGCATCTATCACAAGTTAGAAAATCACAGCATTTTGTAATTGGGTAATCTTGTCTGACTTTTGCATACTCCAAGAACCCATTTCCTTTGCGGCATATTGGGCAACTGTATGTAAAACGAAAATGAAGAAATCTGTCTAAATCATCTAATCTACTCATATTTTTCTCAGTAAATTCTTTATATTTTTATTTTATTTACCATCAATTTTTTATAATAAAACTAAGATTATTCATGAAAACTTTTCAATTTGGCAGAAGCCTTTCGTTTATTCTTAAGAACAACCTCCAAAAGTAATGTGGAATTTGGTTTCTGCCTTGCAAGTCAACAGAAGGTTGAGCAAGTTTCTCAATCGTTTTCATCACAAATCCGAAGAGACAATATCTCTTTAAATCTTTTTTGTGAAAGTTGATAAGTTGAAGAGGAATGTCAAATCTGACTGACTGGCTCATAAATCTTTCAAATTGAGAGTTGAAGATACGCATGCTGCGTGCAATTCGTCTCATGACGGCAGATGTGCTTCTCATGAAAAACAAGTTCAAGTACAAATTCTTGAAATCGATAACGTGTTTGTACATTACATCAGCACTAATTTCAGTGATATCAATCACTCCTCCTTTTGTCACTCCCCCTTTTGAGCGATACCAATCCAAAAATTTTGGGGGATTTGTCCCTAGATTCTTTATCATGAATTCCTCATAGCAGAAAAGCTTGAACTGGGTAACATGTTCGCACATGGCATCACTGTTCATTTCAGTGAAATCAATCACTCTTCCTCTGGCGAGGAACCATTCCAGAAATTTTGGGTAATGTAGTTCCAGATTTTCGTTTTTGAATGTTTCGGCATCTGTGAGTTTCATCAGCCAGTATGCCCTGCCGGGTTCTCGTGTGGTATTTTTTTCTGACATGATGTCTCTTTTAAACACAATTTCAATATCAGCATTTTGTCCACATATTCTGCATGTACGCCAGGCGTATCTCCTTGAACAATTATCACACACTGGTGCTTGACATTTACAGTCCAAAACAGCATAAAATCTCCGACTATTGTACCAATCGTCACATACTGGCTTGCGCCGTGGTGGTGTTCCTTCCGTGTAAATCTTGTATTTCACTTTTACATCTTCAGAACATCCTTGTGCAAAGCACCGAAATGTTGGACTGGAATCATTCCAACAATAACATCCGCTAACAGTACTACACAATGGGGGCTCCCTAACAATATTTGAAGGAAAAACAATTCTATTTGCTGCTTCAGACATTTTGACATAATAACTAATTTTTTATATATTTTCCAATATTTTATAAAAATGATGCGCACATAGTGCATGAAGTTCTTTTAAAACTGAAGACGTCGTCGAAAAGAAATCAACCTAGATTTCGTATGTAGGACACACACAGTCGTCAATGATTTCATTGAGCTTTTGAAAATAGCGTGCGATCAGTCTTACGAAAAACCAAGACAAATCCTGAGTTTGGTTTCCATTGAAGAACCAGAAAGCGCAAGTCAGTTTTTCAACAATCTTTTTCGTAAGTCCCAAAAAAGGAAATACTCTTTCACATCGATTTCCCGAAAACGAATCAATTGACAAGAACCGACAAACTGTTTTTGATGTCATGAAGAATCGTTTGAATCGAAGTTTGGATGGTTCTCTGAGAACCTCAGCAGAAAAAGAATTTGTAACATGAAATGCTAGTAGTAAGAAAGAATATTTTGCCTTGTCCAATCTGTACCGATTTATCATGTCTAATGTTTCTGGTTGTAACATCTTCGTAATGTCGATTCTTTGATGTTTTTTCAAAAAAAACCAATTTGAAAAATCTGCGTAATCTTCTCTGTCAGGGAAATTTGCTCTGATAAAACTATTTGCGTTCTCATGACACTTCATAAAGAAAACAATGTGCGGGGTTCTATAAATCAAACCCCAATTCTTATTCGACATCATTGTCTCTTTCGGAAATAATCTAAGGGAGGCGTTTTGTTTCTGACAAATATTGCAATGAGCAGGGCGGAGTTCTTTAATGCATTTGTCGCAAACAGGTGCTTGACATTCACAATCAATTCCCGGAACAAGCATTCCCGGATCATAAACCCCTGACCCAGCCCACATTAATTTATTAGATGCAAAACAACGCTGGTCAACACTAACTAATCCCATGCATCGAGTGTTGCAACATCGCAAATCAAGCGTCGTATTTGGACGTGTAATCTCCCGAATCCGTATAGCAGATTGAGGAAATTTCCAACCGAACCAATTACAAGGTATTCTTCTGGAGGAAGAACCACTACCAGTTTGCTCCAAAGTAAGTCTTGAATTATCCATTTGATAATATTAATATTTTTATAATTTTTTACCATCAATTTTTTTTTATAATTATAAAAATTCCAAAATAAAAAAATGATATAAATAAATAATAAAAAATGGTATATGTTAACAAATGAGTCAAATTAATATTACCCCACTTTTACAAGTTGCCGGCTCAAAGCAACACCCTTTCTGGACAAAAGAGGTTTATGCCAGACATGAACATCACATTCTTGCTATTAAAAAAAATAGGCAACAAAAGGATTGGTTCCGACATTCATCAGAAACTTTAACAGACTGGCTGAAAGAATTAAAACGGTATTACAGAGAAATCAAATTTTCCTGTAATTATTGGTGTTTTTCGACTCTTCTTCAAGATTCTGGTTTTGCTTGGCATATCCTGAATTGTCTGGAACCGTTTTACAAACATGGAATGCATGTTTCAATCATTGAATGTATTAACTTCATGGTGGATTCATATATTGTCCATGAATCCGGTTGTGATGAATATGACCGAGACTCAGAAGACAATAGTGTTTTCCAACACACAACGTTGTGTGTTGGAAAACAGACAATACCTTGGGTTGCCATATGTTTGTTTGTAAATGAGCCCAGGGCATACCAATTTATGCAAGATGATTTAGACAAAGTCCTTCTTCGACAGCTGCGCAGTGTTTATCGAAAAACTGACCGCCCAGGAGTTTTCTCTTCATTGACATTTAATTCTGTTTGTTCTCCAATATACTTAGAGTCATCCGGAAAAACAGTGTCAAAACTATTGAATCCTGATGGAATCCGATATCCAATCACTGCAATCTTTCAAAAGAACCTCAAATACAAAAATTTTGGGGAACTCTTTTTGAACTTGATTTCAGAAAATCCAGTCACGTCGTACAAACATTTTTTCAATTCTTCTCTACTTTATTTAAGCTGGATGAAGCCTCAAGAGTTTTTATTCCATTTCATTGGTATTTTGAGGAACCAGTGCAAGGATGTCGTTTTTACACAAGAACAATTCAATGCAATTCTCATGAAATTCTTGGAAGTTTTCCCCAATTCTAGAAAACCACTGATGTTTTCTGGATTTTTATTTCAGAATTTTTTGAGAAATCGTGAAGTGTCACTTCAATTGCGACAAAGCCAATTCCAATCTTTCCGCATTCAATTGGAATTTGATTCCAATGACGTCCAATTTGAATTGAAATTCGTGAAAAGAATGAAGATGCTTGGGTTTTTAGAGATTATGTTATCAAAAAAGAACTCAATACCTCGTCATTCATATTCTATTATGAGAAGAGTCACAAGCGGTCTTTTTTTGTGAATCAGATTATTTTATAAATTTATTTTTCAATTACGCCAAGCTTCTAATAAAATCAGACTCTGAATGAACCAATTTTGAGAACACCCGCTTGGAAATAATGGATGAAAACTTACTGTCATATCTCAGATAAACAGAAAGCATTTTTTCATCTAATTGGTGGCTCATTTGAAATATTCGCTTGGAACATGTCATCATAAAAGAAAAATGCTGGAACATCTTGATTACATTTTGCATGTAATCAGATTTTTTGCATTTTTTAAAATTTCGATAAGAAACCATTAAGTAACCTAACGAAAATATTTTTTTACTATGTGAATGTATTCCTGCTTTCATTTGAAGCCAAATGCGAAACATTGCTGGCAAAAATTGGGTGTCAATCTGAGAATAAAATTCACACAAATGATTCCAGTTTAAAAATTCTAATGGCATCCTGCTAAAACACTGAAATAGTCTGGATTTGGAAGATTTTGGTAAATTATATTGTAACAAAACGGTACTCATAGATTGTGGCATGTAGGTTTCGTGACGTTTCTTTCTTTCCAAACTGAAGTAACTATTTTTACTACAATTTCTACAATTGAAGCGCCCACCATTATACATACTATAGCACCTTGAACAAACAGGGGCATTAAATTTACAGCCACAATATTGACTTGTAAAAAGAATTATTGTTTTACCACTTAAGTAATCATCAATGCAATTTTTGGCAGCATTATCTGCTCCACAACACGCACAATTCATCTTAATATTAGAATGTAATTAATTATTTTTAATAAATTTTTAATCAATTTTTTTGAAATTATAAAAATGATGCCAAAATTAGTTCCAATTGATGAGTAAGAATCTTCACCGACTTTTATAATATTTATTTCAAATCCTTCTAGACAAAAACCTTTTCAAAAGTATTCGAAAGACATGTTGTTTGAACTCCTGGTTCTCAACACTCAGCTTCTTGAAAAACATTGTGACAAATCCAGATTCATACCTTTTCAACAGGCAAACTCTGCGCATACTGTACGTAGAAAATTTCTCAGTTTCGAAAAAATTGAGCATTAAGGGAGTGCGTTGGAAGTTGAAAAAAAACTTGATAGGTAATGAACGCATAGCGTAAAACAACATCTTTCTTCTTAAAAAGTTTTTGACGTGCTCATTATATGCCATAAAGAAACTATTTTTGCGTTTCAGGTCTTCAGTAGTAAGAATCTGAATGATGTCTTCCCAAAAACCAAAAAGTTTGGTTGAAGCAAAAGAATTCAGAAATGGCATTCGTTTTAATAGTCGACTCCAATATTCATACTTGTAAAAGCTTTTTTCAAATTCATCTCGTCCAATGAATTTGAAAAAAATTGAACGACAGCCATCATTCAAACCACAAACAAGACATCTTTTTGAGTCATTTTTCTTAAGACATTCTTTGCATACTAGAGAACTACAACAATCCTTGATATCGAATTTTGCATCTAGTCTACAGATCCTTTCTTGATTATTGCCACAGATAGAACATGTGCAATCGAAAAAGATTTCATTTGTTTTAAAACGAGGTAACTGAAAACTCATTATTTCCCTTAGATTTTCCTGAGATTTTATAAAATTTTACCATCAATTTTTTAGAAGTGTTGTTTTTTAATAATTTTCCAGCAAACTATTGCAATCAATCAGCTACTTATATCCAAAATTGTGCAACAAATATTTAAAATACGCAACGCTCTAAATAATCATCGATGTAATTTTTGGCAGCATTATCTGCGGCACAAAACGTACAATTCATTTTTATAAATTTATTCACAAAGACAACAAAGAAATTGATATCTATTCTAGCAATACTTTCTTATACAAAAAACTTTTCAACAGAATTCTAAAAAATATTCGGTGAAATCTCGGTAAATTTGACAAACCAGTTTTGTCTCCTTCAATCTTCCTGAATGAACACAAATTCTCGTCGCTAATCTTCAAGATAACACACAATATAAATCCAAATTGATATCGATTGAGGAAAGCCTTTAGACTAGTGTTGTGTCGAGAAAATTTTGTAACTTCGAGAAAACTGAGAATATTTTTGGTTGATTTGAAGGTTAAAACCGGGAATAGCTAGCACAATTCGTCAGCCAAGTTTTACAACCTTGAAGATTTAAAATGCTGATTTTACTCAACAAACTCATAATTTACACGCTCTGCAATGGGCAAACCTTGAATTTTTATTTTTTGACATTTATTTGTCTCATTTTAAATCTTCAAAGGTGTAAAGCATGGCTTGATTTCCAAAGAGTTCGGATTAGTTCTCAGCAAAGTATCAAATCGCTTTATATGGTCTCATCTATGCCTCAGTCTCTCTCTCAGAAGAATGTGACAATCGCGAGAATTCTTGTCTGCAAATTTTTTTTGGATATAAAATCTATGGATAGGACCATGTTTTTGCATAAAAGCTACCTGCCACTTCGGCGCAATTATCTAAGCCAAAAGGTGCTTTATGGTGTGCTTTGTCGGATGATTGCAACTGCTGCATGGTTTCAAGACCTAAGCGGACAATATCATATTAAAAGTAAATTTTTATTCGCCAGTATTCTCACAATCATAAAAATAAAATTGCATCTAGCTCTCTAAAACCTTATAAATTTTTGTAATCAATCTCTCTGGAATCAAAGCCAATTGAGACTTACTCATTTGGCAATTTTAATTTCTTTGCCAAGATATTTTTATGCAAAATGACCAAGAATTTTTTGTCAAATTGCAGTCTTCTTAGCAAAATTAAAATGAAGCCAGATTGATTCCGATGCAGGACTTTCTTTCGAGAAAATTGCGAGAATTTTGCCATATCATCGACAATCTTGAAAAAAAAGAGCATATATGTAGTCTTGGTCCTCAACCCGATTAATCTCCTCATTGGCTCTGAACGAAGCGTATAGAACAACAATTGGGCACTGAAAAAATCATCAACAAACATCTTGTATTTTTCCAGAAATGTTAAAAAATCAGGATGGGATGGATTTCTTAATATTTCCGCTACATGATTCCATCTCCCAAATCTTCCTGTTGCAGTTAAAGGAATCAGATACCGAAATTTCCTATGTGATGCAAAAACATGAAAAATTTCATATTTTTGGTACAAATTTTCCCACGTTGAACTGAACCGATAGCCATTTTTCTTCATGCGATAACTAAATGCTTCAGGGGTTGAACAAGCCATACATTTTTGACAGCGTTTGGATTTCACACAATCATCGCATATTAAAGCTGAACAGCACGATGATACATTGTAGTATGGATCAAACTTAAGGTATGAAAGCCCACTTTTATTTTTGCCACAAAAAGTACAGAAAAACAACATTTCTTATCCTACTGATAAAAAATAGACTTTTTTAACTATCAATTTTTTTAGAAGTGATATCTTTCAATGATTTTCCAACTTCTATGCTTATCCCATTTCTTAAAAAATTTATGGTTAAAAAATATAAATTCTAAGATATAATCAAGTGTGTATTAGCTATGTCATGACCAGCACCACCATCACTATTTTGGTTACAATACGTTTTACGCAACATGAAATGCTCAGTTTGTGGAGAAAATGCTTGCAAATCATCACCTAATACTGATTTCAAGTACATATGTGTAGGGCATAGGTGCAAGTGTAAGACTGCTGGAGGTTCGCTAATGTGTTTGCGTTGTTGGCAGAGTCAAAAGGACCAACGAAAAGTGTACCATCAGCCAAAATTTTGGCGTGTGTGCCGTGTTTGTTCAAGACCTATAAAACGTTCGTCAAAAGTCTCAGTTCTACATTTAAAAAAAGTGATTTGGCTTTCTTTTTGTGTTCTCAAGGATATTGTCTTATCGGCATTTTTTGCACAGTCATCTAGACCCCTAGTTTTCCCTATGCCGCAAAAATGATTCTCCAGCAAAAGCATACATAAGATAATGCAGTGTCTTTCAATGACGCGCAAACTTTTTTTCAAGCTTATTGGTATCTCTTGTGACAGATACACTTTCAAATTGGGATATAGCAAACCTGATTTTTCCCACATATATTGCGGGGTTTTTTTGAGATTGATTCTTAAACGGATTCTTGCTCATTTCTACTTGTTACTGTGATTATTCGCTAAATATTTTTATAAACTAATATATATGGGAGTGTCAGGATTGCTTCGCGAAATTCTAAAACAATATCCTTCTATTCATCTTCCAGCCCCCCATCCAAATATAAAAATAGACTATCTTTTTATTGATTTCAATGCATTTATTTATAATACAATAACCGCATTTCCGAAAGATGTCGTATATGATTTTTCCAAAAATAAAGAAACCACTTCTTACGAAAAGGAATTAGTAAAATTAGTAATTAAGAATACATTAGAGCTAGTTAATAAGGTTTGCAAACCATCCAAACTATTATACATTGCCATTGATGGACCACCACCTTTAGCCAAAATGGTGCAACAAAGAGAGCGCCGATATATGAATGTTTTTAAAGAACAACTTAATAAACAACATGACCCAACAAAGTATATACATGGCTCTAGCTATGATAAAAACCGCATTACACCAGGAACAACTCTAATGACCCTATTAAATAAGGAATTTACAAAAATAGTGAAAGCCGGTAAATTCGGTAAAATAGCAGTTGTATTTGATGGGAGTAATGTGCCCGGTGAAGCCGAACATAAATATCTAAAAATCATAGAAGAAATCGATGCAGCCCCGAATGAAAAATTCGTTATTATTTCTGGGGATGGAGATGCAATCCTCCTATCTCTTAGGTTTCCTAGTAAATCAATTTATATTATGCAAAGTGTTGCAAATTCAATTGCTTTAGTAGATTTATACCCACCAGAACAACAATATGCTTATTTAGATATAAAACGCTTCATTGATTCCCTCTATGATTTCTATGAAGGCACACAATCTGGTGGAAAATTAAAACTCTCAAATGCAGAGAAAAAATTAGTGGCACAATTTAAACAAAAAACCATCACAATTAACTCCAATCAAATCCAAAAAAAGAAAAAGGATTTCCTAATAGACTACGTTTTTATGAGTTTCATAGAAGGAAATGATTTTGCCAAACCCATCTTTTTCCTCAAATTTAAAGAAGACCATATGCGCACACCTCTCAGTATCTACCGATTCCAGAGAAAATTTAATCCCAATTTCCGGCTTATTTCTTTCCGAAATGGGCAAGCCTATATTAATCAACAGAATTTTGCTGCGATTATAAATCGCCTTGCTAAAATTGAAGAAGAAAAAATATCGGAAATTAAAAATAGAATAGAGAAAAAAATATCTCATCCCCCAGCTCCCAAAAATAACAACAAAGACCAGTCATTAGAGCACAAATTATACACTAATCAAGACCATATTTTACACGCCGATTTTGTAAAAGAATATGATTTCCTCTTTAATTATAAATCTTTCCAAGAATTTAAAAATAAATATTACGAATATTTCTGGAATGAGCGCTCAACCCCGGAAAATATCGCCGCAATTTGTAAAAATTATCTTGACATTCTCCTCTTCAATATCCGATATTATTACGGAACTGGGCTCTCTTGGACACTCAATTATCATGCAGTTGCCGCCCCTTTGCCTTCTGACCTCGCTAATTTTCTTCAGAAGAATCCCAAATATTATGATAACATCGAATTGGAAGAGGGTGAGCCAGTGCATCCTCTAGTTCTTCTAGCCTATGTTATGCCCCCACAAAGTATGAAAGAAGGTGTCCTTCCAAAAAAATATCGTGATGCATTATTTAAAGAATACCCTGAATTTTTCCCGGAAAATATAGAACTTAAACTTTTGGTTCCAGGCGGCAAATTAATATATGCAGAGCCAATCCTTCCTTCCCCATCAATTTCTATATTAAAAGAAGTATTAGAAACTGTGAAACTTACAAAATTGGAGAAAGAACGCAATGAGTTAAACTCCGAACCAATTGTATATATTCCAAAATAATTTTCTTACAAAATGATAAAAGAGTATGTCTTTTGTCAATAAAAATCCATTTTTTTCTGAATTTATAAAAGATGAATTTGAAAAAGCAGGTTTAAAAGAATTAGGTGAAATAACAGACGAAACTTCTACAAAAATACACTATTGTGATATTAGTTATGGAAAGCGCAATCATCCAAATACTAAAAAATGTGAAATTGTTAATCAATTAAAAGAAGTAAATATTTTAGGGAATAAAAAGACACAATATGAGAATCATCTCAAATTTTATAAAACACGTCCTGATTATATTCCAATGACAGCATCATTCCGCCGTGAAAATATTGATACAATCCAATCATTATTTGAAGGAACTAAAAAATTCATTCTGAAACCAGAGAATGGGTCGTTTAGAAATGGAGTAGCTCTTGTACGCAATCATTTAGAATTAATAGAACATCTTGGACAATTTCCTAATTATAATGCATGGATTATTCAAGAATATGTCGATAATCCACTTCTTATAAATGATAGAAAATTCCATTTCCGCGTATATGTAATCTATTTACAGACATCGGAATATCAAGCTGCTTATCTTGGTAGAAAAGGATTTATTTATACCGCAAATAAACCATTTCGTCCAGATACAATTGAAAATGATGTAGTATTAAGTGGTGAAAGTTCTAAAGATAATGTTTTCTATATTCCGGAAGATATTATAAATAATTTTGGAAAAAAAGTATGGGAAGATAAAATTTATCCTCAATTCATCAAGATTACTAGAGAAACTCTAAAATCAGCATTAGAACATCTACAATGTCCAGCTGTTAAACAAAAATGTTTTAAAATAATGGGCTACGATATTTTAATTGATAAAGACTATAAATGTTATTTGGCAGAAATTAATGTAAGAGATGTAACATATAAATATCCCAATGAGGAATTCCGCAAATCATTTTATACAAATATCTTGAAATTGGTGCGCTCCAATACATCCCTATCAAACCAAGAACTCCGTACCAAAGGAATTCCTTATGAGAGAATTTTATTTAAAAATGATAGCAATATTATAGAAGGATTCAATGGAGAAATAAAAGTTTATGAGCCAATACAGTCCACAACTTTTAATCAATTCTTTTGGAAATTTATTTTTCCATTTATTTTAATAGTTTTGATTATTTTAGCTTTTCTTCTTCGCAAATAAGGTTAATTTCGTCAAAATTCTTTTTTAAATCATCTTTTACGAAGCGTCCCAATCTAGTGGATTCAAGGTGGTCCACATCCTGCTTTACAAGTAGTTCTTTGTAAATAAAAAACCGGAAAAAATTGGCGTGGTCTCTTAATAAAATATCTATTTGATTAATTGCGCCGACTTTGGCTATTAATTTTAACAATTTTTTAGTGGATTGTTTATTAACCATATAACAATGAAGCCCATTATTATAGCCTTTTTTGTTTAGCATCCGGTGAAAAATTGGATTTTCCGTTTTTTGCGCCATCATTCGCAAAATGCCAAAAAAAAGGATATCCCAATTCTCGGGTGTATTTCCCAGAATTTTATCCAATTCCAATAAAAAATTTTCTGGAATAATTACATCATCTTCAAAAATTAGGGAATATTGGAGTTGATTATCGAAAATATATTTCCATAGATTAGTGTGAGATTTATAAACTGCAATGTTGGATATTTGCTTAGTAATTTTACTTTCTATTTCAGGTATAACATATTCACTGTCATAATAGCCAACTGAATAATCAAGATAATGTACAGCATCTCTGCGTATAAGATTAATATTTTCACCATAGTTATCACAACATTTTGCCCATTGTTGTATTATTTTTTCATTTTTAATTTTGTCTTTTTTGCAATTGATGTAAAAAAAGTTTATTTCTTTTAATATCATTTCAAATAATAATATATTCTTATAAATATAAATCATGGTTTTAACTTATGTTTTATCTGCATTTGTGATTCTTCTCATAATTCTACTTATTATTCAGAATTATCGCCGAAATATCGCTTATGTTATTTCCAATATTGATAATCAAAAATATTTAGTTTATAATCTAAAATACAAAGAATTAGCGGCAAACACTTTAGCATATGTTAGAAGTAATTTACAAAAAATGTGTGATAAATTGGAGAATAAATATCCGAAAGATGATAGAGTTATTCGTATGGTTTCTAAATTTGACCCAGAAGCAATTGTAGAAAATGACCCAAATAGTAAAAATACATCCTATAGTATAAATAAAGGCGAAAAAATTGTTCTCTGTTTGCGTTCCAAAGATGGACAGAATCGGATTGTAAAAAAGAATGTAATAATGTTCGTTGCTTTGCATGAAATGGCACATATAATGACATTAAGTGTAGGTCACACTAAAGAATTCTGGGATAATTTTGAATTTTTACTTCGGGAAGCTACTAAGATGGGTATTTACGAGGAAATTGATTTTAATAGTTCCCCTCATACTTATTGTGGAGTTAGAATTACGGACACTCCAACTAATCGATAACCGATAAAATAAAAAATATAAATAAATATTAGATGACATCTAATATTTGTGGTTCTTCTGAAATATATGAAAATGAGATATTTAAAATTGTTAGAGTAAATCGTCTGAAGAAAAATGTTACATATATTTTTGTTGGAAATCAAGAAAAAGAAATAAGAGAAATTTTAACTCATTTAGAAAATGGTGAAAAAATTAGTGAAAAAGAACATTCCATTTTAAAAGCGCATTTTAAATCAAATTACCAATATATCGTAAATAATCGAACAAAAAATATTAAAATTATTTATCATGGTATTTATGTTGATGATACTATACAAAATATTCGTAAAAAGATATTTTGTTTTTTAAGCACAGAAAAAGATATTTTACCAGAGAAAAACCAAGAATTATGGGTCCAAATGAATAATAAAACTTTTCAAATACTTGGACCAACGTGGGTGAATATAACTTCTGAACCATCTATTTTACAACAAAATATTTTACCAGACACTAAGTCATTTATAACAAAAGATGGAAAAATAATTTTGAAAGACAATTTAAATGATGCAATAAAAAATATAAATGAGCAAACGCTATTTGATGCAACAGATGGATTAAGATTTGAAAACCATGAAATTTATATGAATATGTTAGAAGATGATCTTGAGTTTCTAAAAAATAAAGGTCAAAAATTAGACAAAATATTAATTGACGGATATTTTAAGAAATATTTTCCTTTTGGTACAATTGACTATGAAAAATCAGTTTTACTTAAAGAATTAGATAAATCAAAAAGTATTATGAAAGCAGAAGATAGACTAATCCAATTTGTTGAAAAAATACCAATTGATGAAAGTTTTTTTAATGGTTGTAAAATTATACAAGTTTTGCTACATATTACAAATCCTTATGAGCATGAATTTATAGACCTCTTGAAAATTTTTAATTTATTTTCATTGGATGAAAAGACCCCCTTTATGCGTTATAAAGATATAGAATGGGCAGCACCAAAATATATTTTTTATAAGCCATTAGTAGAAAATAAAATTATATCAGAAAAACAGATGAGAAATTGGATATCATCTACTAAAAAAGTTAAAGATTCAACTGAACATGTAATAAAAGAAATTCAATATAGTGTTCGTGGGCTGACAATAAAACGATATATTTATACACTTGATGATGAGCCCAAATATGCTACAATTAATATTCACAGAAATGGAAATATGGAAGTAAGAATTGCATTCAAAGAAAAACAGCATGCTAATTTACGTGATGTATATAATGCATTGAAAGATATTGGTAAATTAATTGCAAAGATTAATGAAATTGATTATCGCTTTCGTCAGCAAAAAATCCCACCAAATACCAAATTACTGGAGCCTGATGTTACTTTTAATGAATCTAAAAATTTAATTGAATTCCATGGAAAAACACGGCTTATTTTGATTGATACTATTAATGGTGTTAATATTCCTGATAATTATAATTATCGTGATATGAATCAATTTGCCAATAAATACTTCACTCCATTTGTGAGCCCTGTTTTATCAAAAAAAAACTATGAAAGAAATGAATTATTGATGAAATTTAAGCGTGTTTCTTTTTATAGTAAGATGAATATTGAATATGAGTTTATTCATAAAACAAAAATGCAGAATCCCAATATTCCACGTAAAAATATTATTCAATTGCTACGTGATAATTATTATCCAGATAAGCTTGAAGAGGCTATCCGTGTATTTCAGAATTGGGAAAAAAAATATGGATATATGGGAAGTCAGAGTGTAAAAGGAGCGCGTCAAACAGGTGTTGAAATAAAAATAAAAAACGGAAAAATTCATTTTAATAGTTGTAAAAATGTTAATCAATTAACAAATGCGAGTGTTTTTATTGCAAAATTCCTAAATATTTTTTTCAACCAATCAAAATTTCTTAAAAAATCGGAATTGAAGGATGTGTTTTCTAATGAATTAGAGAAAATCCATAATGAATCAAATAATTCGATTATAAATAATAATGTGAATATTAATAACAAAGTATACTCAAATTATAATTATAATAATACATTGGGAAATATTTATGGAAATGATGAATATATTAATTCTGGTATTACTGCGAATGCGAATAATGAAGATGAAGAAGAAGAAGCAAATAATATTAATAAAAATAACAAATTTAATTTTAACAGACAAAAATATTTGGCGACTGATGAAGAAATTGACCGAAATATACTTATGCAATGTGAGGTCAAAGATACAAAAAAAGATGTTTGCGTGGATTTCTGCGAAGATGAATTTTATGCTCTTCGTCGATTACAAAAATACGATAATCCCGTTTTTCGATTTCGTTCGGACCCAAAATTTGATAATTTTGCCAGACAATGTCAACCTCAAGAGAGACAGCCACTTGTATCACGATTTAATCCAGCCGAAAATCCAAATATTGACCCAAAATCTTATGCTAATGCTGTTCAATTTGGGTCTTCTCCTGACCGTCAAAATTGGTATATGTGTGCTCAAGTATGGTGTCCTTATGAAGAAATTCCAATATTGTATGATTTGATTAAAAATGATATTGTGTCTCGCAAGATGAGGAAGGGAAGATGTTTAACTGCGAAATGCCCAAGTTGTTTGAAACAAAATCGTGTATCTTTTCTAAGAATAGTTGAAGATAGTAAATTTTATCCCTTCTTAGGTTTTATTGATGATAGCAATCATCCCAATCATTTATGTATGCCATGTTGTTATAGGAAGCCTATGGATAATCCAAAAGCAAAAGGTTATTCAAAATATATGAAATGTTTGGGAAAAAATGTTGATTCGAAAGTAGAGGGAGAAAGTAAGGATTATATAATGGGCAGGGATAAAATGCCTTTATCAAAAGGGCGTTATGGTCTTCTCCCAATTAATTTGGCAAAATTATTTAAATCAAATTGTGATACAGGAAAAATGGAGACGAATAAAACCTGTTTTTTACGTTATGGTGTGAAGGATGATATACATCAATCTTTTTTACAAGCAATTGCTGGGTTAATGGATACAGAACAACCAATGTCTATAACAGTTTTAAAGAAATATTTATTCGAAACTAAATTAAGTAAGCGTTTATTTAATAGTTTGAATCAAGGTGAATTAGCAATATTATTTAATAATAATAAGGAAGACCCTTATGAAAATTATAAAAAATATATGATGTCAGATACTCAAAAAATAAATGAGGAATATTTATGGGATTTTCTACAAAGACCAAATATTTTGGATAAAGATGGAGTAAATATTTTTATTATGACTTCTCGTTCATTATTATGTCCAAAAGGTTTCAAAGTAAATAATTTTTACAACGAGACGCGAAAATCAGCAATATTTTTTACAGATGGTCGTTATTATGAACCAATTTTTATGGTTATTAATCAAAATGGAACATTAAAACCACCAATTGCATTTTTTCCTCCAAATAATCCTGTAATAATGCAATTAATGAATTTAGCTTTAACAAATTGTATAATGAAAGATATTGTTAATTGGGAAAAAATTAGGAAAATATCTTTAGGAAATAAATATTTTGATTTACAAACATCTATTACAGCAGATGAATTAATTGAAAAAATATCTGTTATTGGTCAAATAAAGGATTCTTATAATAAAACATATGCTCTTATTAGTGAAAATGGATTTCTACTTCCAATTGAACCTCAGGGAGAAATATTAGAATTGACTGTAATTGAGAATTGGAAGCCGAAAAGATTTGGTGAAAGTATAAAATTTTATGAAACTATATCTGAAAAATATAAGTTACCGTATCAACCTAAAAAAGTTTTTAAAAATTCATCAAGCTTGATATTAGCAATTCAATTAGCTGATAATTCGATTATCCCTGTTCAAGAAGAATCTTCAAGTTATGATAAGTTGATAGAGGCATCTAATAAATATTATTATAATGTCAATATGCATTTGGCGAAAGGAAATAAGACATTGGATGAAAGGGCTGAAAAAACTCTATATATTATTTATATTCATGAATCTTATGACCGATTACGAATGGAGCTTGCCCGAAAATTACAGAAAAGTAATGATAAAGATAAAATTTATCAATTAATAAAAGATAAAAATATGCCTATTGCTTTAAAGAGAGAATATATGAAAAGTCTTCTCGCAAAAATATGTAAATCATTAATTATTCAATTGGCAAAATTACCATTTTCAATTGAAGATTATATAAAGCCGACTTTACGAAAACCATGTTCAACTGAGAAAAAATGTGATAAAAATTTTCATTGTTATTTTCAAAATGGTGAATGTAAGTTAATTATTTTAGAGAAAAACCCGATTGATAATACGAATATTTTTGATTTTTTTATGGAGAGAATATCTGATGAAATTTTAAGAAATCGTTTATTAAGAGATGAAATATTGGAAGATAAATTAGATGAATTAATTAATAAATCTTTAGAAATACGGAATGATGAAATAATTATTGATGGGGCGAAAGATTTATCGGTTCAAGTTGAAGAATTATATAAACCTAAGAAGGAATTTATTTTAAGGAGTGAAAATATGTATTCAACAACACAGCCAAATTATAAATATATTGGAGTAAATAAGGATAAATTTTTGGTTCAATCACAAAAGGTTACACTTGATAGTACAAAATTAATGCTTTTACCTTCATATTGGAAGACAATTTTGGGTAATAAATTTCGCTTTTATAATGATTATCATACTAATGATTCATTATATCATGCTATTTTAAGAATTATAAATTTTATAGATTCAGATATTAAAAATATATTAGATTTGAAGCGATTAGAAATTAATAAAATAGAGCATATATCTAATGCTGATATAAATAATGATTATTATTTTAAAGATATTCAACCAGAAATCCCAGATGGTATCAATCGAATTATTGCTATTTTTAAAAACACAAAGAAACCACAATATAAATCAATTAATACTATGACACAATTAAAAGAAATTATTATGACTGAAGAATACCCAGTGAATGAGGTAGATGTATTTTTATTAGCCCATGCATTAGGCATTAATATTTTAGTTTTGGAAAAACGTATAACAAAGAAAAATATGAATGGTTTTTATATTTTTGCACCTCATAAAAATAGAGATTATATTATATTATTTAATCAATCAAAATTAGAGGATAATAATTATAATATAGTAGGAAAACAGAATAATTATATATTTAAATTAAAAGATTTACCAAAAATAGTTCAGAAATTTATTGGCTTTGAAAATAATTCTAATTCTAATTCTAATAATAAGCTTCAAATTGGAAATAAGAAAATAATTCGAATAAAAAAATCAAAAAAATGATTTATTTAAAACTAAATTCGTAAAAGATAATAAAGAATGCTTAAGAATATATTTAAGTCTGTTTGGATGAATGCACCTGAAGAGGTTGCACCCAAGAAAAATCCCAATTTCAGTGCCACTAAGTTCCGAAATTATTTTATGGGCGACCCTGTCATTGATTATTTGAATGTTTATGGAGAGTCCTTTGGCTTCCATAAAGATGATAAAGCCGAGAATTCTTACATGGAGCATATTTTGCAAAGAGGTCAAGAATTTGAGAAATACATTATGGATTTACTGAGCCCGAAATTTGAAAAAATGACATTTGTGGATATTGCACGTGAATATCCTGATGGATTTGACCAATTTGGTGTTCATGAAACAATTCGACAAATGAGGCTGGGAACTGAAGTGATTTACCAAGGATTTCTCCAAGATAAAGAATTGCGCATTTATGGAATTCCCGATTTATTGATTCGTGCGGATAAATTGCATGAATTGTTTGAAGGATTTTATCCTGAATTTGACACAATCCAAGATTGTTCTACTAGAAAAGGAAGACTTGTTTTTCCTCATTTGTATGTAGTGGTTGATATTAAAATGTCAACCCTTGATTTTCTCAAGAGCGGGACTATTTCAAGAAATAAATTGATGAAAGTATATGCCGCCCAATTATTCGTTTACAATAAGATTCTAGAGAATTTAATGTTTGAGCGCACAGAGATTGAGACTTCTTTTTTCCAGCCCAATGTGTTCCTTTTGGGAACTAGGCTGAAAATAGGCGATAGTCTTATTCTGGATGGTAAGAAAAATATTGCTAGAATTAATTTGAACAAAGATGTCAATGTAAAAATTAAAGCTGAAGACAATACTGAGGAAAAAAATTTTGCGATTGAGATGCGTAAGGCACTTAATTGGCTCAAAGAAATGCATGCAAATGGTGATTCTTGGGACCTTTTATTGCCATCTCGCAAGGAATTGCGACCAAATATGAAAAACAAAGAGGATTACCCTTGGCATGGCGTTAAGTCTGTTCTGGCTAAACAGCAAGAAACCTTTTCTGACTGCCCAGGATTTTCCCATAAGGACAGTATTGCAATTTCGGAGAAAAGAAAGACAGTTGAAGAACATGTTTCTGAAACCAAAAACTACAAGAAGAGGCGATTAATGGAGGTCATGAATGATGTTCGAACTGATGATGAAGCCGATGAGGCTGAAATTCAGATGATTCGTATGCATCCCGCGATTACTGAAACTCTTGAAAAGATGAATATTTACGTGGATTTTGAGTATATTTCAGGGAGTGAATTTACTTTCGAACCTGACTATCGTACTCATCTCTATTTGATTGGAATGGGATATGAACTCAATGGAAAATTCAAGTATGAGCATTTCATGGTGGAAAGCCTAACTGAATTTGAAGAGAAACGAATTATCAAACACTGGATTTCCAGGATTCGGACCATTTCCCAGAATCGCCAGCCTCAGTTGATCCATTGGTCCAAAGCGGAGCCCGGACATTTTAAAAAATTCAAGGACATTTTGCAAATCCGTGGCACATTTAATTGGCAAGATTTAATGAAATTATTTGAGAATTGCCCAGCATTCTTGAAAGAACACTGTGGTGTTTTGAAGAATTCAAAGCTGAAAACTGTGGCGAAGGCGATGAAGACCAGGGGTCACATTAAGTCCGATTGGGACGATGAAATGACCAATGGCATGGAGGCGAATATGGTGATTATTAGGGGAGTTCAACAGAAACTGCCAAGATTCGCTGATTTTGCTGGCATTGACAGTCTAATCTATTACAATCAGATTGATTGTGCTACATTATATGAGATTGTGAAATATCTTCGTCAAATGACTCTGTCATTTGAAGAGAAGAGATAAAATCATATTTCTCTCTTCGTCAAATGACTCTGTCATTTGAAGAGAAGAGATAAAATCATATTTCTCTCTTCATCAAATAACTCTGTCATTCGAAGAGAAGAGATAAAATCGTATTTATCTCTTCGTTAAATTACTCTTTAAGACTCAATAGATAAATACTCAAGGTTCGTTTGTAAGTCTAATAGATTTTTATTTATTATATTATGACAGAAGAACAATTGAAAGTATATCATAAAAAACCTCTAATATTCACACTTGATAATATACTAACCCCTACGGAATGCCAATTGATTATAAATAAATGTAATGATAAAATGGAACGTGCTCAAATTGGAGTTGGGGATAATAGTAAAATATCGAAAATAAGGACAGGTAGCAGTTATTTTTTGAAATATTTAGATGACCCCGATCTATTTCAAATATTCAAAAAAATTACCCTATTACTAAAAAAACCAGGGCGGAATTTTGACCCCTTTTTCCAAGTGATTCATTACTTTCCTGGAGAAGAATACAAGTTGCATACTGACCCAAGTCCTGATAGAATGAAAAAGGAGGATATTATTCACCGTAAATTTACGGTTTTAGTCTATCTCAACAATGTTAATGGAGGAGGTGAAACTGAATTTCCAAATTTGAATCTTAAAATAGAGCCAAAACAGGGGCGAATAGTTTATTTTGATAATTATATTAAGAAAGAAGTTTGCCAGGACAGTTGTCATCGTTCTTTGCCTGTTGAAAGGGGAGAGAAATGGGCGTTTAATTTATGGTACCACATCCGCTAGCCTCTTTTTGAAAGTGGTTTACCCCAAAACAGCGATGACCATTTTTGAATTAAAAGAAAAGATAAGGTGGAACGTAGTTCTTTCCTTTTCAACAATAACATAATTACGAATGAATCATTCGTTGAAAAAAAAATTGATGGGTTTATTTAATAAATTATTTAGTATATTGATATAAAATGAAATTTCATCATTTATTAGTTCTTTGGCTTTTTGCAATGAGTCGCTGCAATCCTTATCTAAGGAAAAATTTAGACTCAAAACTTCTTCCACCGCTTCTTCTGGAAACTTTTGGTGATGCAATTCTTGTTGAAGTAGATGCATCTTACAGAAGAAAACTTCTGGAGATTCAATTTCTTCCACATTTGTTGTCGAGTTTGTGTGGGGAAAAAAAATTTTTGCATAATTACATGCGAAAGCTCATTACACGCCGCCAATCCAATCGGCAAATAACTCTTCCGCTGTCCATGATACCATTTCCACCAAATTACCGTTTAAGATGCGAAAAAGTTTTAATAGATGCACCTTATCGTATTGATTTTCTGGATCTATATCATCATTATCTTCAGGCTGGATCTTGTAATCATGTTGGCAACCTTAGTTCAGTTTTGTGCCATATCGTCACATCAGATGGAAAATTTGATGCAATTCTTACCAGAGGAGGAGATTTCCTGATGGGAAGACTTCGTTGTGATTTAGGTCTAAAATTGACTGTATTAAATTGGTTGGAACATTTTAAAAGTAATCCGACTGTTTGTATGTTTCACCCAACACAACAAATGTTGATTATTGGTCAAACAAATGGGAATGTTGAATTCTATAGTTTCACAGATGATTCTAGGAGTGCAACACCTTCATTTGTCATGAAATTAGTTGCATCACATCAAATTGAATTTCAAGAGGGCAATTGCGTGAAAAGTATTACTTCGAATCCATCTGGTAGATTGTTTATAGTTCAGTATCAAATTTCACATACTGTATTAATCTTGATGGATGCAGAAAACAACATCGTGATAACACCATTTATTGATGAGCAAGTTATTCAAGAAATCGGCATGATATCTTCTGTCGCATTTATTGGATTGACTAGGATTCTTACCTTACATAATAATGTTTATTGTGTGTGGAATTTTGATGAAAGCGATGGAAGCCTAATAATGGTATCCCAAATCGAACCAATCATTCGTAATGAATGCTACCTAGGGGGTGTCATGCAAATCATTTCAAATCAATCAGATGATTCGTCAATTCTGCTTAGAACAAGTGAATCGGTTTTTCATGTTCGACTTGAAGTTGATTCATCAAGATTCAGTGTTGTAACTGAACAATCAGCTTATGACCAAGTTTGCAATGGTATGGGTGAGGGTTTAGAGGACTATTCAATTGGTTTATTTAACAAAATGCTCATTCTTGTTGATCCAAGCCACAATATTGTCAAATTTTTTCTGGTTAAAGATACTGGGATGACATTGGTATTTCAAAAAAGAATCAAAAAACCAACATGCTGGTCGTACGACCCAATGACATCGATTTTTAGTTTCTATTATGACGAAGATGTAAATTCAACAACCTTTACTCGCCGAGGTCAGTTTAGGGTTTGATTGTAAATTGCATCAATTGAATCACATTTTCTTTCATAAATACATGTCCACATCGTAGAACAATCACTTGCGAGCTGTCATCGAATGATTCGCAAGTAATTGTGCATTCAGTCGTTTCAAATGGCAAATCATCTTTTGTTTTGCCATATTCTCCTATATATTGAATATATGCAAGTTTTCCTTTTCCCATATCCTTTCTTAACCGAAATACTTTATTTCCTTCCTTATCTTTATTACAATCACAACACTTCTTACTTGTGTTGCATTCATTTATCGTTATTGAAAAATTCTTATCAGCATTTTACAAATTCCATAGAAAATTATTTTAGTATGTTGAAATCACGATTACAAAAATTAGACGGATTAACGCACGCAGAATTGAAAGAGAATATTACAAAAGATAAATACAGAAAATTAATTAAAGGAGCATATGAAAGACCTGAAAAATATATATCCAATAAAAACAAGACTATAAAAATTGATGGTAAATCAAGGAAAATTAACCATTGTTATCGAGTACTATTGAAAGATGAACAGCTCAGTTTCATCTCATTTTTTTAAGCCAAATATTGGTGATTCTGCTAAAGGAGGAAGAGGTCAATTCCATAATCTTACAGCAGATTTTCCCATAGGATTGGTTCGTGCGACTAGTTTGACTAGTCGCTTTTTGACGTCAAGTGGTCTGATGAGTTCATGTGATAACCTTTTGCTTATGTCTGAAAAGTCAGAAGTGGCACTTTTGCAAAGTGCCAATTTTAAAAGAAGACATTGGTTAAAGCTGATTCAACGCCAGTTTTTAGCGGTTCTTTTAGCAAGGTTTTTTAAATCCTTCAGAAGAATACCGCTTCGCCTGTTGCGTCAATTGATGACGATTGGAATTCCGAGACATAACCCAGGGATAATGGAGCTACAAAAACCGCAAATTTCATGTGGTTACCTTCAGAAATTATTTGAAGATTCCCCGCCAAATTCGGTACTTCTAAGCCATGAAGGAAAAAATTTGAATGTATTATCAGGTACTAGCATATATTCTAAGAGCTCTCAGAGCATTCGGCAAATGGAGAATCATCCCACACTACCTTTCATTTTTATGGTTGATGTAATTGGGCAGGTGTGGATTGGAAGAACCGACGATCTTTCCCAAAAGATGTTGTTGATATACGGCGACAATTTTGATATTGATGATAGAGCAACAACATGTGCATTCGATTCTCGCAAGCCGATCCTTGTTATCGGCTTGAAGGGAAAAATCCTGTTCTTTAAGTTTTCAGAGTCGCTTGTTCCAATGGTATGCAGGCAGATAGTTATTTTTTCTTCAAGGACCGAAAAATTTTCAGTCAATCATATTGTATCGCACCCAAACAGGAAAATGTATATAGTTGTTTCTGATTGTGGTTTTGTAAAGACAATTTTCCTAAATTCGGAATTTGAGGTTAGGTCTGAGATAAACATTTCATCTAGATTGCAGTTGTTAGCACCAAAAAATCCGCTGATATCTTGCGCTTGTTTCTTACCACATGGACCAAATGGAGAGTCGATAGTTACCGGTGATCGGGATGGAAACTTGTCTCATTGGAGTCTAAAAATATTGGGTGATCGCATTGCTATTGCGTACCAAGACACAAAAAAGTTTTTTGGTGATGGATGTCAGATTTCTAAAATGAATGTGTGTCCACTGAATCCAAGAATCATAGCGGTACACTTAGTATGCCAAGGATTCAATACGGTTTGTGTGGTGAAAACATCACTCGATGGTAGTTCCCCACAAATCATTAGAAGATTTCCTTCCGGATACAAAACTCAATTCTACGGAAGATTTCTTCTTATTCAAGTTCACGGTTCGATTGAACTTCACCTTTTGAAAGATGACTGCAAGCTTGTTGAAGTGCTTGGATTTACGCCGAGCTCTGGACAGATTGAATCATGTGTTTTGACCGCTGTTAATGGTAGAGGCATAATTCGCTATTCACTTCGTGGGTCTGCAGCACAATTTTTTTTACAATTGAATGGAATTGAAGAATACTCATTATACTTCTAAAAGTCGGAAAAAATTATAAAATCAATAAAATTTTATTATTGGCAAAATCTGCTTCTGCAACTTGGGCAAACATGCGTAAATTGCATCAATTCAATCACATTTTCTTTCATAAATACGTGCCCACATCGTAGAACAATCACTTGCGAGCTGTCATCGAATGATTCGCAAGTAATTGCGCATTCATTTGTTTCAAATGGCAAATCATCTTTTGTTTTGTCATATTCTCCAATATATTGAATATATGCAAGTTTTTCTTTTCCCATATCATGTCTTAACATTCGGTTTAATGTTTTGTGATTCAGAAAAACTGCCTTCAAATTTGGACATCCATAAAACATTATTATAGATGTGCCATTAGGTGTTTCATATAAATTTTTTGGAAACGCAAATATTTCCAAATCTCTGCAGTTGTAGAAAACTTCAATGCCAATAACCTCCAGTGTATCTGGTAAAATAATCTCTTTAAATAAGAGGCATCCTTGAAATGCAGAATTTTCAATTTCTTCCAATTCCGAATTCATAAAGTCGGGCTGGCGAAGATTTTTGCAATTCCAGAAGCCTCCGGCTCTAATCTTTTTGATTTGATTGAAATTGGAAACTCTCGTAAGACTCGTACATCCTGCAAACATTTTATTTGATATTTCAGTAATGCCAATTGGCAAATCAATTGTTTTCAAACGCTTGCAGCCTCTGAAAGCTTCTCGGTCAATATATTCCACATTTCGGGAAATATCAATTTTCTTGAGATTAATGCATTCAAAAAACGCTTTGATGCCAATATAATCAATATTATCTGGCACGCAAATATATTCCAAACTTCGGCAACCGGAAAACATCCCAGTTGGAATGCTTTTTAGCTTCTGTGGAATATTCACTTTTTTAAGGCGCTTGCACCCCATAAAAATAAATTCATCGTCCAATTCTTCAAGTGAATCTGGGAGTTCAATTTCTTCCAATACTTCACATCTTCGAAAGCACTGCCAGCCAATTTTTGTAATTGTGTTTGATAGAACAATTTTCCTTAAATTTTTGCAATTAAGAAAACATCCATTTGGAATCACAGAAATATTCCTAGAAATTTCTATTTCCGTCAAACTTTTGCAGCCACAAAATGTAAAAGCTCCAAGTTTTTTAATGCCATTATGGATATTAATATTCTTCAAAGACTGACAGCCAGCAAACATATAGTTCGGCATTTCTGCTAAATTCTTTGATAGAACAACCGATTCCAATTTGATGCAATTGCCAAAGCATTGAAATCCAATTTTATTAATAGCATTATGCATAATAATATGCTTCAAACTAATACAACTTTGGAATCCATAATGACCAATTTCTCGCAAATTTTCTGATAAAATAATTTCAATTAAGCCAATACAACCATGAAAAATTGAACTACCAATTCGTATGACACTATTTGGTAAAACAATTCTCATAAGAGATGCACAATTCATGAACACCTCATTTCCAATTTTGCGGACATTCGGAGGAATACTAATTTCTTCCAATGCCTCACAATTTTTGAAAGCAGCCGACGCAATTTTTTGTGTATTCTCTGGAAGTTGTATTTGCCTGAGTTTTGAGCAATTTGCGAATGTGCCTGCTTTTATTTTTGTAAGATAGCGACAAGCTGATAAATCAACAACTACCAGATTTCTGCAATTTTCAAAAACAGATTTTCCCAGCTTTTTGAGATTTGCTGGGATTTTGATTGATGCCAATAAAACGCAACTTTTGAATGCCGCTTCTTTTATTTTTTTAACATTTTTAGGGATGTCAATTGATACCAAATTTCTATTGTTTTCAACAAAAGAAGACGGGATTTTATTAAATTTCGGCTTTTTTGGGAATCTAATTTGTGCAAAACTTGAATTTTCAAATTCTCTTTTGCGTAATTTTTCCGTATCTTGTTGAATAGTAAGATGAGAGCTCATTATTTATTTTTAATGATAGAAATTAACTTAAATATTTATCAATTTTTATAAAAATCAATCTATCAGCACCTTTCTGAATTTCCCAATTTTGGTTCTTCACCAGTGCAATCCAGAGGGCATGAATACCACCTGGAACGTCCATCTTCAAATACGTTGTACCTAATGGTGAATAATGAAGGTTGAACTTGCTTTACTGATAAAACATATCTGAATGGAAAAGTAAATGTCTTCCCAAACAAAACTCCATTTTCAGAAAATTTGAATGGAATTACAAATAGTTCATATTCGGAAGTGGAGTAAATCACTATGACATTCTGAAACAAGTATGAATCATCAACCTTCGTATTCGGACCCAGAAATCTTGGTATATCAAATGTTGAAAGCAACCTTATCTGGTATTGTTCTCCTTCTGATGGATACCTTGTTTTTTGGATAGTCCAAAAGCGAATTTCAGTATGTGCAACTGTTACAAAAGTAGAATCCGAAATGAAAAGAATTGAATTCACATGCTCTAAACTACAATCTTCATGTCTTGAACATGCGAGTACAGTATCTGCTCCTTGAACAATTGTTGAAAGCTGCAAGAATGAATTTTTGCTAGTTGAAAGCACCAAGCCTGAAGAGGTTGATTCTTTCACATGTTTAATCAATGGGTAATGTGCAACCATGAACTTATCACCCATGGGGAATGATGGTCTTCCTTTTAGGGATTCCACCAACAATCTTTCAGCCATTGGTGGGTTACCTTTTCCTTTGATGTTAGGTACCCCCCTAATTGTGATACGACTTAGAGCAAAAATTGCATCAGTCAGAACACTGCAAACCCACCACATCGTTTCCTCTTTGTCTTCGAACAATCTAGTGCAATAGCCGAAGCCTGTTGAAAAATCGGCAAAGATTCTGTACAATCTGCGTAGTCTATCAAAAACTAGTTGATTTTTGGGAACTTTAAATCCTTGAAATTGAGCCATAGCCCATGTTATATGCCAATAATATGAATCCTGATTAGTAAACTGTCGAAGTAGCACAAAACTTTGTTGAGAGTCAATCATTGCAAGAACAAGAGAAGACAAACCGGCATCGGCATCGGCATCGGCATCGGCATATTTCCGGTGACCATATTCAGCAATTACTCTGGCAAAGTCTACATTGACAGGTACTTGTTTATTTCCAAGTTGCCTGCCAAAGTAGCAAGTCCATGCCATTCTGCCAACATCACTTTCATCAGACAAAAATCTGTCTGGATGAAGTGCATAAAAGTCCCTGAGTATTGACAATAAATCAAAACCAGGCGGGTTCATTTGTAAATGTGCCAAGGTTCGCATATGACAAACTCGTTTCGAGAGACAATGATGAAGATGCTGAGCAGACCCAGCAAGGCGCTGCATCGCAAATGATTGCATCCCAATTGAACACATCATCTTGTATCTTCTAAAATGAATGATGCACAATTCAGCATCCAATGGTTTTGCTTGATGCATATGATGTTGGAATCGGAATCTTGGATTTCTCCAATCTGTCATCAACATTAACCAGTTTAAATGTAGAAAACTCATTTTAGAATAAGAACTATATTCTTTAATTATAATTATATTTTACCATCAATTTTTTCTAAAATTTATATATTTTAGTAGAAAGATGATTAAGATTCGAAAAACATGTCTTAAATTCCAGCAAATCCTAAGAAGATTTTTGGCAAGAATCTGAAAAATATATTAGATTATAATACAAATTATTCATGCTAATATCGTTCGGCTTCCAGATTTCTGACACTCAATTTCGGTGTGTGATAAATTTATAAAATAATTTTGGGATTATGGCAATTTTCCATTGCAACTTGGGCAATTTTCATGGTCTTCATACCAATCACTCATCCCATCCACACTGAATGCATGTCCACATGGCAAAATGACAATTTCCATGTCATTCACAAACTCTTCGAATGTAATTGGACACTCAAATCCTCCATCAGCTTGTCCAAATTGGAGTTTTTCTTTGAGGTCTGCATATATCCCAATGTAACATGGGAAGCGAAAAGGATAATCTGAATGTATGGATGGTTCAACCACAGCTTCTATTCTGCCACCCCCAGCAGAAGCTTGTCTGGGTTGGAGGCGGCATCCTTCTTCCACTTCAGAAGAATGCTGTTGGAGAGATAGCAAATCTGAATGTATTGAGGGTTGTTTAACCACCATAGCTTCCATTCTGCCACCACCAGCAGCAGCTTGTCGGGATTGGAGGTGGCATCCTTCCACTTCAGAAGAACGCTCATGAATAAAAGTCAAATCTGGGTGGCACCTTTTGAATGCATTGGGATCAATTCTTGTTTGTCTTCTCAAAGTAACTTGCCTGAGTCTAGAACAACCACCAAAGGCTCTAGGAAAGATTCTGGAATTATTAAATTCTCAAGACTGGTCAATCCACGTAATGCACCAGTCCTGATTTCTACAAGTCCTTCTGGAAGAATGAGTTGTCGAACGGAACATGCACCCACAAAGGTGTCATCTTCAAGTACCCGAAGCATTCTGCAATTGGAAAAATCAAGCTGTCTTATACTTATCAATCTACAGAATGAACCATACTCTATCATTGCAAGCTCTCTCGGAAATATAAGTTCCGTCAGTGAATGTAAATACCTGAAGCAATCAGATTCTATTAAAGAAATCGGAAGGGTACATAAATCAAGACTTGTTAGGGTAGTTATTCCACAACAAAAATCATGCGGGATTACCGTGGTACCTTGTGGGAGTAAAGTACGAATGTCAAGAGACACTAAACCAGATTGCATTTTAACTGGGTCGCAAATATGTAATAAATTTGATTTTTAACCCTTACAGCGTTATGAAACCTCCAGGAGGTTTCCTAGATTTTCTTAAAATTACCTACTTATTTATTATTTATTGATAATTATATGGTTAAACTTTTAAATATATTTATATTTTAACTAAATATCAATATATACTTAACGCTGTAAGGGTTAAACCCATCAATTTTTTTTTAAATCTGAATCTACTACTGCTGATTGAGAATAATTTATTCACAATTTTGGGCGTATCCTTTTGCCTGATCTGAATAAATTATTATCAAATCATAATCCAATAAGATGTCATCTTTAAAAAATAATTTTAAATCAAAGAAAGTTTTTTTTATAAAATATAAATATTTTTATTCTAATGCAACTTTGCAGGTCGGGCAAATTTTTTGCCTTGAAATCCACATATTGAATGCTTCTTCAAAGTAGGCGTGCCCACAAGGTAAAACGACAATGTCTGAATCATCCTGGAATTCTTCTAATGAAATCCCACAAGTGCCACCGCTTTGTCCTTGTTCAAATTGGAGGCTTTCTTTAAGTTCAGAATACTTTCCGTACCGAAAACCTGGATGCCGATGCCTCCTTGCCAATTTTGGACAATTTTGAAATGCACGAGCATGTATAGATATCCCTTCAAAATTAGCATGAATAATGTGTATTATAATTTAAAAAATATTTTTCAGCTTCTTGCCAAAAATCTTCGAAGGATTTCCATAAAAAATCTTCGATAGAAATTGTGGCGATCTTCTTGTGTTTCAGATACCAATCTCTTTGCAATTATTGAAATGACACCAAAATTACACCTGCTCATGACTTTTCTTCTTTCTGGAACCCATGTGAAAAAAGCATGCGTGGAATACACCATAAACGATTTTGAGCAAGCGATCATTCTAGGTGAAACAATTGGTAAACCACGAAGCGAGCAAAACCGAGTCCAAAAGAATACATAGGTTTTTTTCAACATTTCTGTCTCTGCGACAAAAGTTAAACTTGGGTGGCACCCTCTGAATGCATGAGCATCAATTTCAGGGCGTCCCCTCAAAATGACTTGTTTCAGACGAGAACAACGATCAAAGGCTCCAGACCCGATTGTCCTAACAGATGCCGGAATAGTCAATGTTTCAAGACTCGTCAATCCACGTAATGCACCAGACCTGATTTCTAGAAGTCCTTCCGGAAGAATTAATTGTTCAAGGGAACATGCACCCACAAAGGTGTCATGGTCAAGCACCCGAAGCATTTTGCATGGGGAAAGATCAAGTCTTTGTAGACTTGTCAAATCACGGAATGAGCCAGACATGATTATTCCAAGTTCTCTCGAAAGATTGAGTTCCCGAAGTGAATCTGCATACTTGAAACAACTGTACCCAATACTTACAATCGGATACGGTGATAAATCAAGCCTAACAAGATTCGTCATTTCACGACCAAAAAAATGTGGGACGTGTGTGGAATTTGGTGGGAGTAAAAAAGAAATATTAAAATCCATTAAATGAATATATAGCACAAATATAATAAAAATTAGATTTTAAAACCCATCAATTTTTTTTAGATCTGAATCCAAAACAGTGAATGAATACATTATTTTCGTCTTTCAAAAGAAATATTACACAAATCTGTACGTAATTCTTTTACTAGATGTGAATAATAATCCAATAAGATATTATCTTTAAGAATTATAAATATTTTTATTCTAATCCAACTTTGCAAGTGGGGCAAATCATTTGCATAGAAAACCATTGATTGAATGCTTCTTCAAAGTAAGCATGCCCACAAGGTAAAACGACAATGTCTGATTCATCCTGGAATTCTTCCAATGAAATCCCACAAGTGCCGCCTTCTGAACCTTGCCCAAATTGGAGGCTTCCTTTAAGTTCAGAATACTTTCCGTACCGAAAACCTGGATGCCGATGCCTCCTTGCAAATTTTGGGCAATTTTGAAATGCACGAACGTGTATAGATATCCCTGCAAAATTATCAAAAACAACTTCTTCCAAGTTTGTGCAACCTGAAAATGCTTCTTCTTCTATTTCATTAACAGATGCAGGAATTCTAAGTCGAGTAAGACTTGTGCAATTGCGGAATGCATGGTGAGTAATCTTTTGCAAAGTTTGTGGTAAAATCAATTCTTGCAGAGAAAATGAATCCGTAAAAACATTATTCCCAAATTCTTCAAATTGGGCACAATCTGAGAAGTCAAGTCTCGTCAAACTGGTGCATTCTAAAAAAGCACCAGCAAAAATTCTCCTCAAATTTGGTGGGAAAGTGATTTCTCGAAGAGACCAACCACGGACAAATGTGTCAAATTCAATTTCCTCTAATTGTTCACAATTTGATAAATCCAATCTGACAAGACGTGTGCAATTTGTGAAAGTGCGTGTGCCAATTTTTTGGATATTTGGTGGGAAGGAAATTTCCTTAAGTGCCCAAGAATTCTTGAATAAGTCCGATTCAATGATTGTCATATTTAATAAATATGATAAATCTAATTTCGCAAGACTAAAACAATCTGTAAATGAACCAGATGATATTTTTTCTAAACTTGGTGGGAATTTTATTTCTCGAAGTGACCAAGATTTTTGAAAGGTTGAACTTTCTATTTCTTTTAAATTGCACAAGCTTGATATATCCAATGACACAAGCATGTAGCAATATGATAACTCTCCAAATTGAATTTTGGTAATGGTTTGTTCAAATCCATCTGAAAAGTGCGAAGGCTCAATTGTAATCAATCTTGATAGATCCGGTTTTTTTCTCCAACCAGTTGAATCCATTTCATAAATCTGGTCTTCTTGTAAAAATTTTTCTTCAATGTATTTCTGCATTTTTGATATTTCAATGGTATTATAATCTATTTTTAATCAATTTTTACTACAATCTAGCTTTGCAAGTCGGACAAATCGCTCGCTTTAAAATCCACTCATTGAATGCTTCTTCAAGGTAGGCGTGCCCACATGGTAAAACAACAATGTCTGAACCATCCTGGAATACTTCCAATGAAATCCCACAAGTTCCGTCTTCAGAACCTTGTCCAAATTGGAGGGTTTCTTTCAGCTCAGAATATTTGCCATAGCGAAAACCTGGATACCTTTTCGCCAAAAGTGGGCAATTTTCAAATGCACGCTCAGCTATAGATATTCCAGCAATATTGTCAAAAATAACTTTCTCTAAGTTTGTGCAACTTGAAAATGCTTCTTCTTCTATTTCGTTGACAGATGCAGGAATTCTAAGTCGAGTAAGACTTGTGCAATTGCGGAATGCATGGTGAGTAATCTTTTGCAAAGTTTGTGGTAAAATCAATTCTTGCAGAGAAAATGCATCCGTAAACATATTATTCCCAAATTCCTCAAATTGGGCACAATCTGAGAAGTCAAGTCTTGTCAGACTGGTGCATTCTAAAAAAGCACCAGCAAAAATTCTCCTCAAATTTGGTGGGAAAGTGATTTCTCGAAGAGACCAACCACGGACAAATGTGTCAAATTCAATTTCCTCTAATTGTTCACAATTTGATAAATCCAATCTGACAAGACGTGTGCAATTTGTGAAAGTGCGTGTGCCAATTTTTTGGATATTTGGTGGGAAGGAAATTTCCTGGAGTTCCCAAGAATTCTTGAATAGGTCAGATTCAATCATTGACATTTTCAATAAATGTGATAAATCCAATTTCACAAGCTTCAAACAATCTGTAAATGAACCAGATGATATTTTTTCCAAATTTGGTGGGAATTTTATTTCCCGAAGTGTCCAAGATTTTTGAAAAGCGGAACTTTCTATTTCTTTCAAATTGCACAAGCTTGACAAATCTAATAAAACAAGATTGTAGCAAGATGAAAATTCCCCAAATTCAATTTTTGTGATGGTTTGTTCAAATCCATCAGAAAAGTGTGAAGGCTCAATTGTAATAAGCTTTAATAGGTCTGGCTTTTCAACCCATCCAAGTGGGTCCATTCCCATGACCTGGTGGTTTTTTAAAAATTTTTTTTCAATGTATTTCTGCATTTTTTTGATAATTCTTCATAATTATAATCTATTTTTAATCAATTTTTTACAATATTACTCTGCAAGTCGGGCATATTTTCCTTCTTAAAATCCATTCGTGTAGGGCTCCTTCAAAAAAAGCATGACCACATGGTAAAACTACAATTTCTGAATTATCTTCAAAAACCTCAAAAGAAATCCCACAAGTAGCGCCGATTTGACCTTGTCCAAATCGCAGGCTTCCTCTAAGCTCAGAATACTTCCCATATTGACATCCTGGGATCTTCTTTCTTGGAAAAATTCTTTTTGCCAATCTGGGACAATTCTGGAATGCTTCTTCATCTACTTTTGTGTCACCTTCGAAAATAACTTCCTCTAATTGAACACAGCCTTCAAATGCATTCCAATATATTTCTTCTAACGATGCGGGAATTCTAAGTCTAGTAAGACTAGTGCAATTGCGGAATGCACCTGAGTTAATTTTTTTGATATTGGGACCAAAAATAATTTCCTGGATTGACCATGCATTTACAAAAGTATCAAAGCTGATTTCCCGAAGTTCAACACAATTTGTCAAATCCAATCTCATTAAACTTGTGCAATTTTGAAATGCACCAGACTTGATTAATTGAATTTTTGAGTTTTGTGGGAAAATAATTTCTTGCAAGGACCAAGCATTCTTAAAAATATCAAAACTGATTTCTTCTAGATTCTCGCATAAATTCAATCTCACAAGGCTACTGCAATCGCAAAATGAACCAGACCGAATTTCTTTGATATTGGAACCAAAATTGAGTTCTGTTAGTGACCATAGACCCCTAAAACAATCAAAACTAATTAATTCAAGTTGGTCATAATCTGACAAATCTAATCTTACAAGGCTTGTGCAATTATTGAATGAACCAGACTTGATTTCATTAATGTTTGGAGGAAGGCATAATTCCTGCATTGAGTAAAGATTTTTACAATTATCAAACCCAATTGTTGTAAGTTCTTGGAATTCTGATAAATCAAATTTTGTAACACAAGTCAAATTCTGAAATGAATTTGAGGGTGTCTCTATAATTTTTTTTGGCAAAAGTTCAAGATTGTTAATGCTCTTTGCCATTTTTTTGTCATTATGTAAATAAGTTAATTTTAATTATAATCAATTTTTTTACAATGCAACTTTGCAAGTTGGGCAAATCTTTTGCCTTGAAATCCATTCATGGAATGATTTTTCAATGTAAGCATGCCCACATGGTAAAACAACAATGTCTGAATCTTCTTTGAATTCTTCCAACGAAATCCCACAAGTGCCACCTTCAGAACCTTGACCAAATTGGAGAGTTCCCTTCAGGTCAACGTATTTCCCGTAGATAACACCTGGAATTTTCTTTTTTGGAAAAATTCGTATCAGTCTTGGGCAATTCTGGAAAGCATCTGGATGAACTTCAGGGTGACCTTCGAAAATTACTTCTTCCAATTGAGTGCAACCACTAAATGCATCTTTGTATATTTTTTCAACAGGAGCTGGTATTCTGAGGCTCTTCAGACTTGTGCAATTTTGGAATGCACCTGAATTGATTTGTGTGATACTTGGACCAAAAATGATTTCCTCAAGAGACCAAGCATTCTTAAAAAAGTCTACCAATTGTATAATTCTCCTGCAAACAGACAAATCTAGTCTAACAAGACTTGTACATTCGGTAAATACACCAGAATCGATTTGTGTGATACTTGGACTCAAAATTAGAGTCTGAAGTGACCAGAGCTTGCTAAAACAATCAGAATTAATCATCCAAAAAGAGCATTTTGAAAAATCTAAACTCGTGATACTAGTGCATTCGGTAAATGATCCAGCCTCAATTTGGATGTTTTGATCCAAAATGAGTTCCTTAAGTGACCATAAATCCGTAAAACAGAACCTACCAACAGAATGAATTTTTGAGCAATCTAACCTCTTGAGACTAGTGCATTCAGTAAATGATCTATTCTTGATTTCTTGGACTTTCGAACCAAGATTGAGCTCCTCGAGTGACAATGCTCTTGTAAAACATTTCGAGCGAATCCTTATAGGAGGACCCTTGCAATCCGATAAATCCAATCTACCAAGACTTGTACATTCAGAAAATGAATTATCACAAATTTCAAAGATATTTTGACAAAATTTAATTTCCAAAAGTGACCACACATTTGTAAAACAACCAGAATTGATACAAAAAAGCTTCTCGCAAGGTGATAAGTCTAATTTAGAAAGAGTCCTGCAGTTAGTGAATGAATCAGAGTGGATATATTGTAAATTTGAACCCAAAATAAGCTTCCGAAGTGAAAATAAATCAGTAAAACAAAAAGAATGAATCATCGTTAATTGCCGATAAGGAGCTAAATCTAATTCTTCAATCCTGGTGCATTGGCTAAATGAATAACGATTGATTTTATCTAGGTTTGGTGGAAGAATCATTTTTTTCAACGAATGCAAACTCGAAAAACAAAAACAACCAATTGCTGTAACTTTTTCATACTCTGATAAATTAAGAACGTCGAGATTCCGTAAATTAGACCCGAATTTATCTGGTGTTGTTCCTTTCATTTCATCTGGAGGTTGAAGACCAGCAACTAAATCATCAAACCATTTTTTTCTACGAGACTCTTCTTCTTCATAAAACCTTTTTTTTTCACGCAATATTTTTTTAAAAAAACTCATTTGTAGATAATTCTTACATTATAAAAACTTAAATTTAATTATTATCAATTTTTTCTAAAAATCTACTTAAATTCTTTGTTTGCAAGCCGGACAAATCCGCTGCCTTTTAGTCCATTCATTGAATGCTTCTTCAAGAAAAGCATGTCCACATCTCAAAATAACAATATTGGAGTCATCTTCAAATTCTTCTAATGAAATGCCACATTCGATTTTTTCAAATTTCAGACTACTTTTTAGGTCACAATATTTGCCATATACGCAATCCATAAATCTAGTTTGTAGATAGACCCTTCTGACTAATCTTGGACAATTCTCAAATGCACCTTCAGCTAACATAACTGGACCTTCAAAGGTAACTTGTTCTAATTGCGCACAGCTTTTAAACGTATTTTCGCCAATAAATTCTACTGATGTAGGTATTTGAATAGATTTAAGACTATTGCATCTATGAAATGCACCACTTTCAATAATTTTAAGATTTGGAGGAAATTGAAAATCGCTAATTGCAATATTTGATTCAAATGCATTTTCATAAAATTTTTCAAGTTGCGAGCAATTTGAAAAATTTAAAGACATAAGCTTTTTGCATGACATAAATCCTCCAATAATTCTAACATTTGGTGGAAAGATTATTTGCTCAAGTGACCTTGCATTATTAAATGCAAATCTTTCGAATTTTCGTAGTTGTTGGCAATTCGAAAAATCTAAAGAAACAAGACTTGTGCAATAATTGAATTCTCCAACGATTTTAACATTTGGTGGAAAGGTAATGTTTTGCAGTGACCATGCATTGTCGAATGCATAAGAAGTAAATTTTTCTAATTTTAAACAATCTGAAAAATCTAAAGAAACCAGCCTTGTGCAATAGTTAAATCCTTCAATACTTTTAATATTCGGCGGAAAAATTATTTGCTCAAGTGACCATGCATTGAAAAATGCAGTATCTCCAAATTTTTCTAGTTGCTCACAATTTGAGAAATCTAGAGAAACAAGTCTCGTGCAATTAACAAATTCTCTGAATTCTCCGATTGTCTTAATATTTGGTGGAAAGATTATTTGCTCAAGTGACCATGCATCATAAAATACAGCAGAAGAGAATTGCAATAATTTTAAACAATTCGTAAAATCGAGAGAAACAATATTTGTGCAATTAGCAAATCCTCTAACTATTTTAACATTTGGTGGAAAGATTATTTGCTCAAGCGACCTTGCATTTTTCCACGCAGAAGAAGAAATTTTTTCTAATTCCAAACAATCAGATAAATCCAATGAAACAAGACTGGTGCAATTTTTAAATCCTTCAATTTCTTTAACATTTGGTGGAAATATTATTTTCTCAAGAGACCATGCATCTGAAAATGCACTTTCATCAAATTTTTTTAGTTGTCCGCAATTGGAAAAATCAAGAGAGACAATGCTTGTGCAATAATTAAATCCTGCAATAATTTGAACATTCGGTGGAAAAATAATTTCTTTCAACAAAAATGCATTTTTAAATGATGTATTTTCAAACTTTACTAATTGTAAGCAATTAGTGAAATCAATTTTAGCCAAATTTTGAAAATTTGTAATATTTTCTTCGTCTAATGACATCTTTTGTTTTATAAAAGTTAATTCTATTTTTAATCATTTTTTATATACTATTTTTGCAAGTCGGGCAAATTTTTTGTATTTCAATCCATTTCTGCAAAGGGTCAAGTAAGAAAACATGTCCACATGATAACACAATCACATCTGATTCATCATCAAATTTTTCTTGTGAAATCATACATTCTATCGCCTCAAAGCGTAAATCGCTTTTGATATCCGCAAATTTATTGATATAAAGTATTGGCATAGGAATATGAATTGGATATCCTACATAATTTCGTCCAATTATCAGATCTACATTTTGATTCACAAAACATCCTTCCATAAATTTCAGTCCGGAAATAGTGACATTGTCACCGATTGTTATGCTTTTAACGCCAGAGCACTCATAAAAACAATTGCTTCCTTGTATTTCGACATTATTTCCAATAACAATGCGCTCCAATCGAGGGCAATTTTTGAAGAAAAATTCTCCACTTATTATACAATTATCTGGGATAATTACTTCTCGTATCATATCGCATTCTGCAAAAAGATAACTCCCAGAAAATGTCATATTGGACGAAAATTGGAGTCTTTGAAGACTACTTAAACCAGCAAATATTATATTACCTCTAATAGTAGTTGAATGTCCTATCGAAAGTGATTCCAAATTTGGGCAACTCTTTAATATATAATTTCCGAGGAGGCTAACATTTTCACCAATTGTCAAATTTTGCAATCCATTGGAATAATAAAATGTTCCATCTCCAGATATAATGGTTCCATTTGGAATTTCCAGATTTTTTATTTCGTGGCAACGTGTAAATATATAATCTCCGGAAATTTCAATTGATTTTCCAAATTGGACCGATTCAATAAATGATTCATGGTAATATAGATTTTCTTCAAGTTTTGTGTTATCTGGGATAAATAGATTATGATTTAGGAGTGTCATTTTGATATTAAGAACACTAATATATATTTATTTCAATTTTTTTTATAATAATTTCGCAAACTTGTATTCTGAAATATTGTCAAATTTCACTATTTACAATATTTTTAGTTTGCAAGCTGGACAAATTCTTTGTCTTTTAGTCCATTCCTGTAATGCTTCTTCAAGAAAAGCATGTCCGCATCGTAAAATAACAATATTAGAGTCATCTTCAAATTCTTCCAATGAAATCCCACATTCAACTTTTTCAAATTTCAGACTACATTTTAGTTCGCAATATTTTCCATATATGCAATCCACAAATCTATTTTGTAGATAGACCCGTCTGACTAATCTTGGACAATTCTCAAATGCTCCTTCAGCTAATATAGTTTGCCCTTCAAAAGTTATTTCCTCTAATTCAAAACATTCATTGAAAGTATTTTCTTCAATAATTTCAACTGATGCCGGAATTTGAATTGAAGTAAGACTAGTACATCTATAAAATGCTCCAATATCTATGATTTTAAGATTCGGTGGAAATTGAATTTCTCGAAGTGACCATATATCTAAAAATGCATTTTGTTCAAATTTTTCTAATTGCAAACAATTTGAAAAATCAAGAGATACAAGACTTGTGCAATCATTAAATCCTCCAATTGTTGTAATATTTGGTGGAAAAATAATGTTTTGAAGAGAATAACTCATTAAAAATCCATCAAATATTTCTATTTGATTACAATAAGAAAAATCAAGAGATACTAGACTTGTACAATTATTAAATCCAACAATTATTTTAAGATTGGGTGGAAAAATAATTTCTTCAAGTGATATTGCATGCGAAAATGATTGATATAAAATTTTTTCTAACTCTAAGTAATTTGAAAAATTTAAACAAGTTAGGCTTGTGCAATACATAAATCCATCAATTATTTTAACATTTGACGGAAAAATAATATTTTGAAGTGCCCATGCATTTGAAAATGCAGAAGAAATGAAATTTTCCAATTGAATACAATTAGAAAAATTTAATGAGACTAGACTTGTGCAATAATTAAATCCTAAAATCATTTTTACATTTGTTGGAAAAATAATATTTCTAAGTGACAAATTCATGTAAAATCCATCTAATTTTTCTAATTGATAACAATTCGAAAAATCAAGGGATACAAGACTTGTGCAAAAATTAAATCCATCAATTATTTTAAGATTTGGTGGAAAAATAATTTCTTCAAGTGATATTCCATGTGAAAATGCATACTTATCAAATTTTTCTAACTGTAAACAATTCGAAAAATCAAGGGATACAAGACTTGTGCAAACCTTAAATCCTCCAATTATTTTAAGATTTGGTGGAAAAATAATTTCTCGAAGTGATAATCCGTATTCAAATGCATTTTTTTCAAATCTTTCTAAATTCAAACAATTCGAAAAATCTAGTCTCACAAGATTGTAACAATTCTTGAATCCATCAATAATATTAACATTTTTGGGAAAAACAATGTGTCGAAGTAGCACCGCATTTTCAAATGAATTTTTAGTAAATTTTAGTAATTGTGTGAAATTACTAAAATCCATATGAGAAATCAATTCGTAATTTGGTAGAAACTCATTTTTAAATATTGTAATTTGTTGTAAATCCATATTACATTTTAGCATAATGATAATTTTATTTTTAATCATTTTTTTTGTATCAGAATCTGAATCCACCACTAATACCTATGGTATTAGAACCACTACCATTCCAACCAGCATCACGTCCGACATGTATTGCACCATATCGCTGATTATTTCCAAAGCCGACGTGACCTTGTGCACCCCATCCATTGTTGTTAGCGTTTCCTGAGCCTCCTGTAAAGAGACCGGGAGTAGTTCGAGCAGGAAAGTTGTTTGTCAGGTTCAAAGACATTTTTATAATATAATAAAGAAAATAATTTTTAAACTAAATCTTTTGTCTACAAGTCGGACAAACTTTTTGAGTTCCAAGCCATATTTGTAATGGGTCTAGTAGGAAAACATGACCACATGCCAAAACAATTACATCAGAATCATCCTTAAATTCTTCAAAAGAAATCATACATTTTATTGATTCATACCGTAAGGTATCTTTGACATCTCCAAATTTTTTTATGCGAAGAATTGGCATTGGAATATTAATGGGATATCCCACATAACCACTGCCAATTGTTAGTTCTACATTTTGATTCACAAAACAGCCTTCCAGAAAATTTATCCCTGAAATGGTGACATTGTCGCCAATTGTTATGGACTTTAATCCAGTGCATTTAAAGAAAGATTTGCTTCCTTGAATAACCACATTATTCCCGATAACAATGCGCTCCAATCTTGGACAATTTTGAAAGAAAAAATCTCCTCTTATCGTGCAATTGTCTGGAATAATTACTTCTCGAATAGTATCACATTCTGCAAAAAGATAAAATGCGGAAAACGTCATGTTTGGTGAAAATTGGAGTCTTTGAAGTCTAATCAACCCGCTAAAACATGAAGTTCCGGAAATAATTGTTGAATGTCCGAATGCAATTGATTCCAAATTTGAGCAATTCTGAAATAAATAGCAGCCTTTAAGTTTTACATTGTCACCAATCCTTAAATTTTGTAGCCCATTTGAACAATAAAATATACCATATCCGGAAAAAATTGTTTTATCAGGAATATATAATTCACGGATTTGCTTAGAACATGCAAATATGTAATTCCCGCAAATTTCAATATTTTTCCCAAATGTAATAGAATCAATTTCAGAATCATATAATTGATATGGGGTATCGAGTTTTGTATTGTCCGGGATTACAATATTCTGATTTAGGCGCGCCATTTTGTTGGTTTAATATTAGTATTATGGATACTAATATTTATTTCAATTTTTTATAATAATTTTACACCTATATAATTCTATATTAAATCTTTTGCATATATATATATTCAGCCAATAATTTTCCTTCTTCTGTTTTTCGTAAAACTATCATATACATATTTACAATCCATAAATGGTTCGTCATTTGCGAGAGACCATGACCACGGCTTTCTTCTAATTTTTCAATCTTACTTAATTCATCACTTCCAAATAATTTATTATGGAGCATGTGCGATTCAATACGCGCCTTAGCTGCTTCTAGTATTCTAATTCTTATTTTAGAGGTGCCAATATATGCTTCATTTTCATCCAAATCGGGTGGGTCAGTTGCTATTTCTTTGAGCCAGTCAAAAAAATCCAGGTTATTATCTTCCCACAAAGCTTTAATTTGATTCTCTAATTTGTGATATATATTTGTTAGATTATCTACTTTGGGCTTGATGTAATTGCGGAACTTATCCTGGCGTATTCTGTGAAAATTCACGTATTCACCAGGTTTATAGCCGTATTCATCCTTTATATGTGCATATTTAAAACGCCCATTACATTCATCTAGCCAATTATTAATCATTGTCAGATGATTATTATCTATAGTATATGCATTTCTTGTGAAAAAATGAATGGTTGAACATTTTTCACTGAAACCAGTGGATGTATGTACAAGTTTTTTCCAAAGAACTTTTGTAAGCGAACTCTTTATTATTTCTATTTTAAAGAACGCCCAGTCTTTGCGACTGATATTATTTTTTTTCTTAATAGTATAAGCTCTTATGCCAGAACCAATATACCACAATAACCATTGTAATATTGTAATATTAAAATTACTATGATAATTGCATAAACTATTTCTGTCACATGTTTTTAAATAATCTATTAGTTTTGTGTCAGAATTAATATAATCCCAAATTGTAGTCATTATTGATTACTTTTTTCAAAAGAAAACCCGCCAAAATAACATTCACTTTTTTAGGGGAGGAACTTAGAGTTCTACCTTACATTATGTATATATTATGAATAATATATTCATAATATTTTATATATTTTTTCAATAATAATCTGATAATTTGTGTCTTTTTTATAGTTCTACTGTAAAGCATGTGGAGTCATCTTTTTCTCCGGATTCTTTGTAGGATCCACCGTAAATTCAAATGATTCATCTATCATTTCTCCCATATCTCCACCATATTCATGTAATTCATGCTCAACATCTTCCATTATCACTCCCATTTGCACCGGTTTATTCTGGTTCTGTTCCTTCTCCCGAATTGTCTTGAGTTCAGTAATAAATTTACCCTCATCAAATAATAGCTCAAATGAATTTGTCCCCACTTTTGGCAATTGTCCAAACATAATATTTGCACTTACACCTCCCATCTTATCCTTCTCACCAAATGTCGATGCCTTCACTAAAATCTCTAAACTCTCCTCAAATGTTGCCTTAGCAATTGGTCCTCTTTCACCTGACCGATTGATACCATGTCTCTCAATTTTCATAATAACTCCTCTATGTGTCATAATGTCACCTAACAAGCTAATATGTCGGTAATTCACTGGATAATCTGGCATCTTTAATAACTCTCTCAAAATAATCATTCTAGTTGCTTCAATGCCAAAAATTTCAGTTATCTCATTAATATCATTACTCAAAGTCCTAGTTGAATCAATGTTCTCATTCATCAAAACATCTACCAAATTAACACCGATAGTCATTAAATACCACTCAGTAGTCTGATTATAACTTCCATCTGCACTATATGTAAGTTTTTTCATCATTTGAGGATAAACTTTATCAATATTTGGTATTCCTTGAATCGTAATGCCCATCAATATTTTCTCTAACTCTTGTAAAAATGTTAAATAATCACCATCATAGCTATCTTCACGTACCCTGATACGCATCATCAATTCCTTTGCATTATCATCCGAAAATGTACATTGGATATCATCATCTCCATTATTTCTTGCAATAACTTCTTGAATATGTGACAAATAAATATTTTTGTTCATCATCTTCTCTTTGTCAAAAATTATTCTCAAAACCCAGTGGCTTAATTCATCATCAGGGCACTGAGAAACACCCATAATTTCTGAAAATTCCTGGTAAATCTGGATGAATTCCATGTCTTCCGTCTTTTCCATAACAATATCAGAATGTTCAAAAATAATCATAGTTTTCTCCACAATATCATGCAATTTGGTAAATTCAATTTGGTTTGATATTGATTTTGCCTTATCAATCGTCTCAGTAAATTGAGGCTTCAAATATACCTCCATAATAGGTGTTTTAATTGTCTTCGAAACATTAATAATTTCTTTGATTCTTGGAACACCACTACTTGTCACAACTGACCCAGTACCTGCATTATGGAATGTATCTCTCATACATAACCCATTTGCAATATTAAAATTTCGAGTTTGTCTAACAGTCAAATCATACACCCAAGGATATTCCGAAACAACTTCTTCAATCTTTACAATCTTATCATATACCACATCTTCATTCATAATATTCGCCAATATTTTTCTATCATCTTCACTACTAATTTTTTCCAAAATATTAGCCATATCATCTCGATTCAAAATTACTTTGCCAAATGATAATTCAACATCAGGAATTGTCTTATATATATCTTTTGCATCTTCATTTCCAACAAAAACTGGCAAATAATCTCCCACTCTAATACTATCTCCATCCACACCAATAATCTCATTCTTCACTCTCTTTAGAAAACTCTTTGCCTTAGTTGCAACCACAACTCGTCCTCCCAGGGTTGTTATTTTCAGCAATGTTTTGCTTCCATCCTTATTATGAACAGGATGTCTCGTAACCGCCTCCACATCATCCCATATTATTTTACCATCCGTAGTACAAGCCTCAATGCGAACTTTCTTATCTCGCACATACTCCAAAATCGTATCATTTTCATGATTCTCTAAATTTTCCGCGTTTGAATTAGCAAGTCTCTCATCAATCCATTGTCCAATTTTCTTCTTCACTAATTTTCCATCTTCATCAATGATAATTTCTGTATTCCATTCAACACTATTCAAAGTATTATGAACATAAATACCATCATCCACCATAAAACTCTCTGTCCCTGGAATCGTAAAATCATACACATATTCATCATCTTCGCCATCATACTTCTCAATCTTAGTAATCTCATCCCATATTACATTAGCATAATAAGCTTGTTCTAGTAATACTAACTTCTCTTCAATTTCCTCAGTAATTCTGTTCTTTTCTGCCCGGAAAATCTCCAAATATTTTCCAAGTGTGCGCCTTCCAATACTTTCTTTCGTCCTCCAGCGACCATAAATACGACTATGGTCCGGCAATCTCATTAATTTACCAATATCTGCAACTAAATTTCCAACTTCAGGCACTTTATCAACATATTCCGCTAAATCATGTATTTCCTCTCTCTTATTGTATCTAACAATCTCCTCAATTGCAGTCTTCTTAGCCATTGATTTCAATTGGAGCTTATCCTGAATTATAATCGCATACTTCCGGCTAATTGATAATGTCTTAATATGAGCGTCATTTTCACCCAATATTCCAAATATTCCCATATAATTCATCAATAAACCAATCTCACTCAAATATTCACGATTCTTAGAGCAAAAACGTAATGTTTTCTTATTCACATCAATAATTCCATCATTATCAACAAATGAACTCAAAACACCTTTAATAAATTCTAGATTGCTCTGAAAGAAGATATCTGGAATATTGCACCATTTTCCGAAGTAGTCCTGAACTTTGTTATCAACTTCAACATCCACCTTTGAAATATGTGACCCCCATAAATATCCAAAATCAAAATCCATAGAGTATTTCATATCACCAATCTTCACTTCCATCATTATCTTATCATCTACCAATGGAATCGCATTTGATACAGGGATTCGGTCTCCCACCTTCAAATTACTACCCTCAATCGGTACAATTCCTCGGTCTGTTCTTTTCAAAAATGAATGTGATAGAGTAGCCCGAGTCATTCTCCCGCTTCGTGTCCATACTTTCATCAATTGACCATTAACTGGATGTCTGCTAACTTTACTAATCTCCTTCCAACTCGTCTTTTCATCTGCTGAAACTGATAAAATTTTAACTTTGTCATCAATTTCCATTATAACATGTTTTCCGGATTGATCACGAGATATTTTGCCATTGTTGCTCTTAATTTGGTCATCTATGAATTCACCAATGCACATCTTCTTGATGCGCCCTTGATACTGAATAATAATCTTTGTATCAGATGGAACCGACATTTGAGTCAATGGCTCACCCATAGATTGAGCACCAATGATTCCCACCATTTCACCAGGCTGAACCAAAGAACTCAAATATTTCTCACGGATTGTATCCACAAGAAACTTGAAAACAGCTTTGTTAAACTTGTATTCCATAATGCATACTTTGACACTCAAATGACTGAATAACAGGGCTCGAAACATATACAAAGAAAACTCCGGTAAATATTTTTGCAATTCAGAATCCAAATCCTCCAAACATTTAGTCATATATTGTGGTGTCAAATCTGTCTTATTGCAAAGTTGAAGCTTAAACATATCATGTGCATTTTTTATAGTCCTTGGAAAAGAAATAGGGCTAAAAACAGTTGTGCTCATTACATTCATATTCTTAAAATAAAGAGTCCTTGATTTCTCCCGAATAGCCATTAAATTATCAAATTCATCACGAGGTTTGCTTTGATAATAAGCCACCAAATCTTTGTATGCTGCTGATGTCATAATTGATTTTAAAGTGCTCATATCATTTTCAGTAATTAAATATCTCTTTTCCATTTCCTGATTATTATATTCAACCAACTTCAAATCCTGTTTGTTGAGTTTGCAAGGGTCAATACCATCATCTCCATAGGCAAATTGCACAATATTATTTATACCATTTCGCACAGTTCCACCATATTTTACACATAAATCCTCAAGTGCTTTCACCAATCTTCTCTGTATATATCCAGATTCTGCTGTATCACGAACTTGAAGACCATTTGCTAATCCAAAATTCAGCGTAGATGGCACAGTAATATCATAAACTTTAGGATAATTAACCACATTCAATCTCTCAATTCTTGTAATTGGATCAAGAATAATATTATTCTTTTGTATCCATTTGCTTGATTTATCGATATTCAAGCCAATAATTCCAAAAATATCACTGAATTTTTTTGCAAAAATTCCTTGAATTACCAATTCCAATTTTGAAATTTCCGCAAAAATTCCAAAATAACTTAGCAACATTTCAAGACCGTCAATTCGTCGTAATATAATCTTATTATTAGATATTTTCCCAAAATTATCATAATATCCTTTCAAAAATCCAAGGAGAAAGCTTCTTGATTCATTCAGAATATAATTTGGAATTTGACTCAATGTTCCCAAATGATTTGCAACAAATTTACCACTATCTTCATCGTCTTCATCATTATCTTCATTTTTACCAAATAATGGTAATTCAACAGTAACTGGTAATAGGTCACCCTTCTTCACATCAGAAGTATTCACTTCTTTAAGACATTCTGTATCACTATCCCAAATAATCAATGATTTACTCTCAACAACCTTCACATCTCTGCCACTCATAGTAGTTATCCGAAACATACCCTGTCCTGGGTCATGCCTCGTAATTGCGGTTACTTCACCCCAAGATACCTTCCCATTTTCATCTGTTGTCGAAATATACGTTTTCCTTTTCAAATTCAATAATTCTTGCTCTAATTGAGGTTTTCTCTCAATTTCTTGCCAATTATTAGACATTTCCATATCAATCCATTCACCAATTTTAACATATTGTGGTTTATTATCTTCCATAATAACTATTTCAGTATCCGCACTAACTGACTTAATGGCTGTATCAATACTGCCTTCTCTGCCACCCATCTGATGGAAGAAGAAATCAATTGGGTCCAAACCATTGAAAAAACAATTTGCAATATATCCTCGACTTCTTGCACCATAATCATCTTTTGAAAACAATGGAAGAGTGCGTCTATCGTATCCAAAATTAAGTCGTTCTCCAGCAACTAATTGTTGTCCAACAGAACCTCTTATTTGAAAAATATTTCCAATTGTTCCTTTGGAACCAGCTGTCATTGTAACATAAATTGAATTTGAATTGTTCAAGTTCTTCCGAATATATTTCTGAAAATCATATTTCACACCTTCCAAATTTTCTTTAATATCTGTCTCCAGGTTTAATTTGATAAACTTATTGTCAAAATTTGGCTTAAATATACCAATATTTGCTTCCTTAATTAGAGAATTTACATCTTTAATTTTTGTATTTGATAATTCCTTAATTTTTTCAATATCCTCTTGTGTTGGGATACAATCACCCATACCAATAGTGAATCCATGACCAACCATCCATCTGTTCAACATTCGCTGGTTATTATCCAGAAAATCTTTCACTGCATTTGCACCAAATGAATCATAAATCATCTGAATAAGAGTATGACCAATAATTGTCTTATCAAGAATACCCTGTTTGAAAACACCATTTTCAACAATAACTGTATTATCTGGTATTGGGTTAAGGTCATAATTATTGTTGTTTTTCTTAAAACTAATATCGGGCAAAAATAAAGAAAATAAATCTTGACCGCGCCAATATCCATCTTCTTGTGATTTCGGAAATATCCCAGTAAAATGATTATTTGTCATAAGCAAATTACTAAATTCACGTTTGGTTAATCTTATATGGGGTAATGTAATCAAATATGCGGCTGTTAATGTGTCTTCTTTCACTTCAATAATTGGAGTACTCGTTGCAGGCTTTATAATTTGCGTAGGAACAGCTGCCAATTCAAATAATTCATTTGATGTTTCAATATTCTGTGGAATATGAGTATTCATTTCATCACCATCAAAATCTGCATTATAAGCCGGTGTAGCATATACATTTAGTCGGAATGTCTTTCCAGGCATAACTTTTACCTTATGTGCCATCATATTCATTCTGTGTAATGTTGGCTGCCTATTAAACAAACCTATATCTCCATCTATCAGGTGTCTATCAACAACATCACCTTCTTCCAGGATAATAGATTCACGGTCAATGTGCTGTAGAAAAATATTCTCTTGATGAGCAATTCCATTTTCGTCATAATTCATTTTAATAATTTGTCTTGCACCTGGATGGACATATGGTCCATTACGTACATATTTGTATAATCTTATCTTGTTATATTTCGTAACAGTCTCCGGGATTGTCAAATTCATAGCAATCTTTTCTGGAACGCCATATTCATCAATGCTAATATTGGGATCTACATCAACAACTGTTCTTCCAGAAAAATCAACACGTTTGCCCATAATATTTGAACGAATACGCCCATCTTTGCTGCGGATTCTCTGGCGAATCATTTTCAATGGCTGACCACTTCTTCTAGTTGAAACTGGAATATTTTTAGACTCATTATCCACCAAAGTGGCAATATGGTATTGCACAGAAGAACGGGCGCCTTCAATAAGCCGATTTGATGCCTCACGTTCAGCATCTGTATTCTTTTTCAAAGATTTCTCAATTTCACGCTTTAATGTGATTGTTGATTTTATAATATCAGAAAATTTCGAGGTTAAATCATCTTCAGCTCTCTGATTGTTATCTTGGCGTACACTTGGGCGGACAGCAGGTGGAGAAACAGGAACTACTGTGCAAATCATCCATTCTGGTCTAGCATCAATTGGGTCAAATCCTAATAATACTACATTTTCATTCGTAATTCTTTTAAAAATATTCAAGATATGCTCCACTGGAAGCACAAATTTCATTTTCTTTTCAGATGCATCTTTGAATGCATCCGTATTATATTCAGCTTCAATATGAACCGTACTAATCACATCATTTGTCTTCATTTTTTCTGCAATAACTTTTCGATAAATATGGGGCTGGATAGCGTTGCATCCTCCATTAAATGCACATTTTTTATTAGATGCTTTAGAACATAAATCACTTACCCATTTAAAAGCAGCAGCTCCATTTCTCTTCTTTAATTCTTTCATAATTGCTGGATTTGATTTATCAAATAATACATTTGCACATCTAATACAAACACATCTTAATAATTTAGATATAGTATCCATATGTTGAACCCAATAAACTGGTAACGGTAATTCAATGTGTCCAAAATATCCTGGTGTAATAGTATGATCATATTCATCTGTTGGGCAAATGCGTCCTCTTTCAATCACACCCATACGAGTATCAAATAATCCATTTTCTTTCGGTTCCGAACCTTCATATGTTTCTGGAACAATTACATGACATACAGATGCTTTTTTTAGTGCTTCTGGATTCAAAAGCCCAAATTTTACTTCTGAAATATCATAAACATCTGAAACATCTGCTAATTCTTGAAGTAGTTTAGACATATTATTATAATGAAGATTACTTTTATAATGAAATATTCTTTAAATCCTTTTTAGAGATGGGAATAATTTTTTTCATTTTTTTCAAAGTTTTTTGGAATTTAATTTAAGGTAAATTTATACAAAAAATATAGGTAAGAATAAAAATGGAAGAAAATAATGAAATCATAACCCGGAGTAAAAAGAGAAATATTGAATCTTTAGATGTAATAAAAAAAGCGAAAATAAATAACTTTTCCTCCATTAAAAAAAATATGGTGAAAAAACCGTCAAATAAAGACAAAGATAATGAGATTATAATAAATCTGGATATTAATGAAATTTCATCAATATTAAGCCAGAAATCTCCTAAAAAATCAAAAATTATTGCAAAAAGGAAAATATTAAAACAACCCACCACTCCCAGTCTTCCTGCTGTTTCAGATGAAGAAAAAAAAAAGAGTATTAAAAAATATGGTGGATATTATGATGAAAATGATAATTTTATAATAAACTACGATATAAATTCTGAAAAAGATGATAAAATAAAAAAAGAATATTTCGAAAAATTTACTGAAGATGAACTAAAATATTGGAAAAAAATATCAAAAACTGAAAAGCAATTATTATTTAAATTAGAGAAGGAATTGGAGAAATATGATTTCAATGAAGAACCTGAGAGATTTAGAATACTAAAAATTCCAGTTAATCTTGCAATTAAGAACAACATTATGCAAAAACTTCTTCAAATAGAAATGATGGAAACTTCAGATCCTGAATATTTTAAATTGAATCGTTGGTTAGAAGGAATCCTAAAAATTCCATTTGGTAAATATATAAATTTACCAGTTAGCAAAAATGACCCAAAAGATAAAATTTCCAATTTTGTTTCTAAAGTATCAGATGATATGAATTCAAGTACATACGGTCACACAGATGCTAAAAATAAAATTATGCAAATTGTTTGTCAATGGATATCTAATCCAAAATCTATGGGTAATGTTATTGCATTACAAGGTCCCCCAGGAATTGGTAAAACCTCTCTTGTTCGTAATGGAATTTCTAAGGCGCTGAATCGCCCATTTCATATGATTGCTTTAGGTGGTGCAACAGATAGTACTATATTAGAGGGTCATGGATATACTTATGAGGGGTCAACTTGGGGTCGTATTGCCAATATTTTAATGGAATCGAAAGTCATGAATCCAATTATTTTCTTTGATGAATTGGATAAAGTTAGTGGAACTAAACATGGCGAGGAAATTATTGGAGTTCTTACACATTTAACTGACCAAACTCAGAATTCTGCATTTAGTGATAAATATTTTGCGGGGATTGATTTAGATTTGTCGAGATGTCTTTTTGTATTTTCTTATAATGATGAATCAGCAATTAATCCTATTTTAAAGGACCGTCTTATACGTATAAATTTAAATGGATTTTCATGTGAAGAAAAAATAAACATTGCCAAAGATTATATTCTTAAAGATTTAGTGGATAATATTGGAATGGAACCACAAGATGTAGTGTTTCCGGAAGATATATTGCGGAAAATAATTAATGAATATACAGAAGAAGAAGGTGTTAGAAGTTTAAGGAGATGTTTAGAAACTATTTTACTCAAACTTAATATGGCGAAATACACTGTGATTGGCAATGAACTAAAAAATATATCCTTCCCAATTACTTTGAATGAGGGGCTAGTTAAAACACTTTTGACTGATAAATCTAAATTAAGTGATTTTTCTGATGTAAGTCGTAAAATGATGTATATTTAATCTCATATAAGAATATAAGATGAGCAATTTAGGAGTTTTGTTCCGCGTTTTTTTACTCAGTTCTTTTTTAGCCGCTGCTACAGCTTCACCAAATCTCTCTAATTTAACTGAACATATTGCACATAATCTCCAGGGAATTGAATGCGACTCATGCCAATTTGTTACACATAAAATAGATGACTATGTTTTCCATAATGAAAAAGTTATGGGATTTGTGCAAAATGAATTTGATAATATATGTAATCTATTACCAGATGATGCAAAGAATATTTGTTATTTATCGGTAAATCAATCTCTACCGAATATTTTAGCGTCGATAGGTGATTTTATTGAGACAAATGGTTGCCAAGAAATTGGAATTTGTCCTTCTTAGAATCCGTCATCTACATAATTCTTATTATTTCCGCGTTTTGCCCCTATATAGGTTTGCTGTTCTGTTGTTGTGCATACTTGCCCAGTTGATGTAGAATAAGTAGATTTGCATTGAGGACTTGCTCTATTATGCGAAAATACAAACATACTATCCTTTGGAATCTGAGAATATATCATCTCATTTTTTAAGGGAAGAGGAGTTCCCTGTGGAACAAATAAATAATCACTTTTAATAAGAGGCGTATTAGCTGGTTCTGCTTTCCAATAATTATGATTATTTGCAATTAATTTTATGCCATCATAATTACCATACACTCCATTTCCCATTTCATAACTAACTGAGGCAGGTGTATTAATACTTAATAAATAACTATTATTTCCTAAATATGATGCTTGTTGATTTTTAACAGCCACATTTTTTACTGGTGCATTGTAATAAGATGAATTCACTCTAGAATAATTATTTTGCATTATATATAATTTATAGAAAAAAATTATTCATTCTTCTTTTTACCAAAAATCCAATTTATTACTCCAAATATTGTTTTCTTCCAATCTAAA